ACACTCTTCTAATTCATCTACAACATTACTATAATAACTATCGTCATCCGGTTTTGACCCAACCTTATCCGGATTTGACCCACCTCTATCCGGATTTGAGCCAGTCTCGTCCGCTTTTGACCCAGGCATATCCACCGGACCCTTCACATACCAGCACCGTTTTCCGTCAACCGGCAGGATCATCTTCTCCCTTTTCAGGATCGCAATAGCTCTCTTGATCGTGGATTTGTCAAACGCTTGCAGTGTCTCAATCGTAGCCGGGGCGAGTTCCACTTGTTCTGGCTCGTCGCTCTTTCTGCACTCCTCGGTCCAATACTTGAAGTTGTAATAAATTGTGGCCGCCGGAACACCAATCTTCGCGGCGAGCATGGAATCAAAATATCTGATCTCCTCCTCAGCACTATGCCTCCACTTCGTGGAGACATGGTAGCTGCGAGTCTCATCATATTTGGGGCGCTTGAGATGCGGATTCTGGTTCTTCATTTCGCAGGCACCGACCTCCACTAGACGCCGAATGCAATCATCGACGGTCGAGCGACCGAGGTAGGGAAACTTGGATTTGATATAGTCCAACTTCATACGCACCCACTTCTTCTCATCGATGGTGGTTCCGTGAGCCCGCACCTTGTGCGCCAAATATCGCAGGACTGCGGCAGCATGCCATCCCACTTTCTCTCCGTTCTTCCGTTTGATTTCAGCTACGGTCTTGGAGAATCCGTGGGTTTTACTTTTCTTATCCCCTCCGCTTTCAAGAACACTCTCGGGAGTGCTCTTGGCAGCGTCGGGATTATTTGCAGTCGGATGTTTTGTGTCGACATCCTCTGCATGATTGTTTATGATATTCAATGTTATCTAGCATTGGTTTTATAGACGCCCACGGTTCCTAGCCGCTGGGCGTTTTTGGTTTTCTGCCGGTGGTATTGCCACCGACAATAAGAATGGGCCGCATCGCGGTAGAGACACGATGCGGCCCAAGAAAGGGTCATATTTGGTGCAGACTCTCTACGTCTGAGTTATTGAGCAGGATAGCTAATACTTAGCCAATTGTCAAGCGCACCGGCGCAATGACATGTGGAAAGTGCATTTGGCTTAGAGCTAACTTTGGAAGGGCCGGTTGAAGCGGCGGATTTTTGGCGGGAGCGATTGTGGCGTGTCACCAGATCGGGCCGTATTCGCACAGAAATGGCCGTGGCGGGCGTTTTGCGGTGCCGGACGGGTTTCCGACGTCGGCGTGGTCGACTGCGCTCCTGTCAGGCTCGGCACCGGTCGCGGAATGTATTGCGAGGAGTTCTCAAAATCGTCGAATGAAGTTCAATCAGAGAAATGCCTTGAGGGAGGATTCGAGAAGGCACAATTTTCCATTGACGGTTTCCGAGAGGACATTAAGGTCGAATCTGCAATCGGTGGTCATCGAACACCAGAACCTACTAACCGCCGATTGTATGTCGGTGCATCACGTTCATGATGCGCAGGGCGCACTCTGCGGCAGCCAACCGCGAGTGAGAGTTTGAGGCAGTCGTAAGACTGCCCCGCTAAATGCCAGAGTTCGATTTGTCCGGAGAAATCTGGGCAAAGCGCCGATGATTAAGAAACAATCATCGGTGAATTCGCTCGTCCTCGTAAGGGGACGGGGCGGATTACGCTGCCGTCTGTCTACGGCACCAGCAATGGTGGCATTGGCAAAACTCACGATGCTAAGTTGTCCATTGTTGGTGGTTTCCAGTGAGAAGTAAGGAAGACAACTAATAGACATGGCTACCACAGCCGAACTCAAAGAAAAACTGAACGCTCGTCTTGGACAGATTGAAAAGTTCAAGACCTATAAACCGGAAAAAGTGGAAAAGGAGATCAAGGACCTCGATGAAGAGATTCGAGAAAAGGAAACCGAACGGGCCGAGAAGAAGGCAGAACTGGCTACCTTCTATTCCTTCATCGGCGAGCCTGTTCCCATTGATAGTTCTGTAATTCCAGGCGAAGAGCTCAAAGAAAAGATCAAGGCAGTGATGCCTCGATTTCCCAATGGCACCAATGGGAAGGAATTGGCGGCAGCCATCGCAGATCATCGAGTCACTTCGGAAAGCATCTCCAGTCTCTACTGGACTGATGGACAGGTATTCCTGAAGAAGGGTAAGAACAGCAAAGGAGAGGTCGAAATGGGTTCCAAGACCCGATACCTGCTTGCGACGGCAGATGACAAGGAGAGCATCCTGGCTGACAAGAAGTTCGAGGAGGAGCGCGAAGAAAAGGCCAAGGCAAAGCGGAAGAAGGCTCAGGTGATCTAAAGAGTAAAAGGGAGTGGCGGTAACGGCATGGGCTATGGGTCGTTACCGCCTCGCCTGCCTCCATGCGCACTTCACAACCTGTGCAGCGTGTTGACCTGCTCAACTGTCGTCGCATTCCAGGGCGGCTGAACGCGGAGCAGACTGCATTATTGTTGGGTTTTCATGAGCACGATCTGGGGCCGTTAATGGCCGCTGGGCTGCTCAAGCCACTGGGCAACCCTGCTACTAATGCACCGAAGTATTTCGCCGCTGTAGTAGTGGAAGAACTGGCAAGGGACCAAAGATGGTTGGATCGGGCGACACGCGCCATTGCCCTATACTGGAACAAGAAGAATCAGCGAAAGTCTTCCTGCACTGCTGTGACATCAGGGGAGCCTTGACCTGGTTAATGTTCTCTGAGAATCACGAGCCTGAGGAAAGGGGAAATGGAATGAGCTTTGGTTCGGTTGACGCCTCGTAATCCTCAAGCGGTGGGCAGAGCACTCGCGCCCCACGAGAATACGCTCGATGAACCGCTTTACTCGCATGGCCAAGGGCGGCTTGGGCGAACCGTTCCGGGTATCCGCCACGGAAGGCGCGCTCGGCCCACGAGTAGCGGAAGGAGTGCAGGGTGATGCCTTTGAATCCTAGCAACCGGCATCGACGCCGGAACTCGGCTGCTCGTTCCTTGCTCCCGGTTTTAATGATGGAAGGGAACAGTGGCCCAGACTGTGGAAGGCTCCTGAGGATGGTCGCTAATCTGGGGCCGATTCTCAAAACGCAAGGCTCAGCCTCTTCACGCAATTTTCTCCGGTTGTAGATCAGAGTCATGTTTATCCAATCGATGTTCTCAGCGGTGAGTTGAGCTGCATCCATTTGGGCTGAGCCGATCTCCCAAAGTAGCTCGTAGTAGTGCCGCCGCTCTTTGTTGCTCTCAGCTTTGATGATCGCGTCATATTCTTTCTGGCTGATCGCTCGTTTGCTGGTGTGGCGGGGCTTGGGCCAAGTCGCCTTATGGAGAATAGGCCACGGGAGCCAGCCGAGATTGATGGCCAGATTGTGAATTCGCCGGAGGTAGTGAGCGAGAGACACTCCATTCACCTTCATCAGTTTTAGGAAAGCTTCAGCGGTCGTTTGGACAATCGGCTGGTTCCTGATCGGATCGAATCCTGAGCTTTTGAATGCCCGCACGCTCCGCTCCCGAGTGGAGTTCCGGCCGTGTTGGCTGAAGGCGTCCATCACATCCTGCCACGGTCGAACATTCATCTTGGGGTCGTGAGCAGCAAGATGAACCCGAGCTACCGCCAGATTGAGCATGGGCTGCTGAACGGCAGCGTTCATGGCCTGCAACAATTGCTCGGCGGTTGCGCGATCTCTGGTCTTCAAAGACTCCTGCCGCCGGTTGGAGATGTTCTCAGCGTAGTAAACGCCACTGCGGCGGCGATAAAGGCGGTAGAATTTCTGCATGGACTGGTGCTCGTTGAAGTGAACAACAGGCCGGGCCGGAAGCGTTACCGAGTAGTCGGCGAGCATTGGAAGGGTTCGCACGAATTGTCGTGGAGCAGTTCCAAGTCGAGGAATCTACTGGCAATTCTACTGGCAGTTGGAGGCAAAAGGAGCCTTCCTTTTGGAGCAAGTGCCTGAGGATCAGAGTGATCCTAAAGACGCTCCTGAGGTAGGATTCGAACCTACCCGACCTTCGATTCATTTGCACGGTGGCGCGCGAAAGGCGCTTCCTTACTCAGGCGTGGTGAAGAATCCTCAGAATCGGAGCGACCCATCGCGAGCCGCGCAACCTTACCGCGCGGTCACCCTGAGGTCACCTTCCTACGACTGTTCCGCGAAAACTTCCGGGTGAGAAACTTCTGCAGCAGCCCAAGCGTTTCGTGGATGGCCATCACGGTTTTGGAATCCATCTCGCCGGTCTGTTCCACGCCGACACGTTCCTGGATCTGTTTGATCGTCTCGCTATCGTGGGCGGTAAGTCCGGCGTTCATCTTGATTTTCGTACTACTCGATTCAAGCCGCCGGCGCGTATTGCGCTCCACCGACGATGCGATAAGAAAAGCCGCGGCCGCTCCATTCGTTGGCCAGGCGTTTGATCGGGAAGCCAGGCGCGAAGTGGGACGCTGCGGCGACAGTCAGGTCGAGGGCGTGATCGGGGTATTGGAGAACATCCGGACCGTCATCGATGAGGATGCAGCGGATGGCGCTCTGCTCGCCGTTGGCCTCGAGCCAGACGGTCACCGGCGTGAGCCAGGGAATGTGTTTGCCCGGGAAGGCGAGCGGTGACGGCCGCGTGGAGGCCTCGATGGAGCGGATGGGGAGGGCCACACCCAGGAGCGAAGGGTTTCGGCCGTCATTCATCACTCCGCTTTCCGTCTGGCCATCGTCGCCAGTATCGAACCCACCGCCAAAACAGGTCGCCCGGATCCCGCGGACTACCAGATCCGGGCCGTCGACCTCGACGACCCACGGCACTCCGGGTCTCGCGATGATGCGGTTTGCGCTCACGGCCGCTATTGGTCGGCCGGCGTGAAATCGACGTAGAAGGTTTGGCCTGGTCGAAGTTTCCCAAAAAGCTCCGGATTCGCGATCTGGATCTCGAGAGAAGCCGACGGCGAAAACCGCGCGAAGGTATTATTCTCGTCGCTTCCGTCCTCGGGGTAGCCGTCGTTTCGGGACACGGCGTGGAAGCGCACGGTGTCACAGGCCTGGTCAACCTTGACGTCGGAGACCTGGAGTTTGGCGCGCATGGTGGGAGAGCTCATTTGGGTATGGGTGTGGCTGTCGGTTTCGGCGTGGGTGTCCCGCGGTTCGTGGGACGGTTCAAAAACGAGTTGAGGACCGGGACGACGGCCGCGGCGCCGGACTTAGCGAGTGGACTAAAGGGTACGGCATCGGCGCCGGCGGCAATCAACGGCCGGGTGACCGCTTCGCCGACGGCTTTGGTCGCGGTGGAATGGATCGCGGATTCGGCGCCGAACTTCGTCGCGCCGTAGCGGTCGACGGAATATTCCACCTTGGAATAATCGCCGCCCAGTTCGGCGACCTTGACGCCTTTAACGTAGAGCCTGGTCGCGCATCCGGATAGGAGCGCCAAGGGAAGGAGCAGGAAGACCGCTGCGATGAGAGCCAGGACGACGGTGGCGGGAGTCAGCTTCTTCATGCCCGCGCGGCGGTGTCAAAGGGGCGATGCGCGGGCGCCGAAGGAACGCGCTGCGGCCGACCGCTTCATGGTGAATGTTCATCAGCTCGCTAATTCTCACTTTCGCAGAAAATCGTGACGCACTTCGAAAAGGATGACGGTGAGCATGAGACAGAACACGGCGCCGCGAACGTGCCCCATCAGATCCAGGATGGCGCACTGCGCTATCCCAAAGCCGATCGCGAGCGAAACGAAGGTGCGCATGATCAACTAGAGATCGATCGAGTCCTCGTTGCGCGAGCGGAAGTAGGCGCGGATCTCGTCGCGCAGACGCATCGATCGCTCGGTGCCGTCGTCGTGCAGTTGGTAGAGGCCCTGGGAGTCACGCTTGATGTCGTGATGCGGATCATACCGGTGCCTGGAAAGGATTTTCCACCGGTCGAGGTAACCGCGATTCGCCTTTCTGCCGTGCCAATGGTGGACGAGCAGGCCGGGCATGTAGCCGATATTGCGACGAATGTGCCGCTCCGCGCGGGCTTCCCAGCGATCGACGTCGCCGAGATAGTTGGGATGCATGCGCGGGTTGATGCTGGGGCGGCCGCGGCCGATGAGCGCGTTGGCCATGTGCTGGTCGGCGCTGCCGAGGATCGCGGTATCCATGAAGCCGCCCACGGCCTCGAGAGCGTCCCGGCGCCAGGCCCAGGCGTACCCCGGGTGCCAGGACAAATGGCGATTGGCTTCGCCCTTCATGCCACATTCGTAATAGCACTTCACGAAACCGCGGTATTGATCGATCGGCGTTTCGTCGGGCCCGAGGTCGATGGCCTCGCTGAACATTTGCACCACGCCGAAGTGCTGCAGCTGGTGGACGGCTTCGCCCACCCAATCGGGCCGGGCAAAGACGACGTCGGCATCGACCCAGGCGCAATACTTCCAGTCCGCCGGCAGGCGCGAGACCAGGAGGTTGAGGATGTTTTCCTTGTGCCAGATTTCGTGATTCGTCCGCAGCTGCAGGTGTTGATGCGCGGAAGCGATCGAAGCGGCCGTGTGCGGCCGCTCGCCAAATGCCGCCTCGCCCACGTGGAGGATGGCGCCGGCGTCGGTGACCCGCTTGGCGAAATCGGAAAAGAGCCGGTAGCGCGAAGCGTAGCGCGAGGGGTTGGTGATCGCGGTGAGAACGTGCAGCGGCGAATGGAGCGGCTTGGAGCGCGGCGTATAGCCAGGCACGGCCGTCTCCAGGCCATTGGTGGAATCGAAACGAGTGGCGGAAAGGTGTGTGACTGCGGCGGATCCTTGGTTGTCGTAGCTCATGGGTGAACGGTGATTTTGAGAGGCGGCCCGATTAGTTATTGGGATTGGTCACGCCCGGCAGCGGACTCTTCTTGAGATAGGCCAGGGCGTTGGTGACGGCGCCGCTGGCGAGAATGATCCCGAGCGTTTTGAAGTCGGGCGTTTGCACATGCGCGCCGGCGGCCTGGGCGACGGAGATGCCGACCCACGTCGAGCCGGCGGTGGAAGCGCCGCCAATCACGGCCGCGCCAAAGGATTTGAGCCAGGTTTGCCAATTCATATTTTTGTCAGAATTCCAGGTGGTCGTCCGCGGGGTCGTGACGCTTCCAGGTGCGCAACTGCGTGCGGCGCATCCTCCGCGCGGCGCATATCGCGGCCGCGGATTTGTAGAGGAAACGAAGAAGGCTGAGGACGGCGATCGCGGCCGTGGCCGCGGCGCCGATGCATCCGGAGATATCGCGGATGGCCTCGTTGTGCGCGATGACCCAGGAGGAGAGACCGCTCGTCGTGCCCACGATCGCAGGTAACATCGGGAACCGTGTGTCGAGATAGAAGAGCCACTTCACGCCACCCGGCGCGCTGTCAAATCTGGTCAGCAATAATGGTCGGTAGCCGTGCCAGCCGTGCCGGACCCCCCAGGGTTGCCGGATGGTCCCTGCGCTCCATCCGAGCCGCCGTCAAACCCGGCGCCACCGGCACCGCCGGCACCGCCGGCACCCCCGGCGCCACCAGATACGTTGGCGTTCACACCATCATTGGTCCCCGGATCGTCCGTGATGCACCACCAACGATCGATCGAGCCGCCGTTCCCTCCGGGTCCGCCATCGGCGCCCGCGCTGCCGTCGCTGCCAGCGCCGGCCGTGGCGGAAACGGGGTCCGTTCCATTGTTCGCGGAAGTGACGTTTGCGCCTCCGCCAGCTCCGCTGGTATCCCAACTGCCGCCCTCGTTCGTGCCATTGGTCCAGTTATAGACCGAGCCCGATCCGCCTCCCGAGATGTCGCTTGGCACCTGTCCCGCGATGCCCGTGGACCAGTTAATTATTTGGTTGGTCGAATCGTCCGCGGTCCAGGTCACAGAACCGGCGGTGCTGCCGTCCCAGCCCGAAAAGTCGATGGTGATACTGGCCTGACTGCCAGGGTCGCCAGCGCCTCCGTTGCCGTTGCCCGGGGCATCGGCACCGACGCCCCCCACCGCGCCAGTGACCCCCGCTCCACCCTGCGCCGATTGGGAGTTTCCGCGCACATCGCAGTGATAGAGATTAATGGTGCCCCCGTTGCCCGGCGCGGGAGAACCCGAGCCGTCAGTGGCTCCAGCCGGACCATCACTGGTCCATGCACCGCGGGCACTGGCGCCGTGGATTTCGATTGGTGCGCCGTTTCCGACCACCGCCCCGAGGAAGATCGTGGGCGTCGTGTAGAGGGTCAGGCTGCTCGTGGTGATCGTCCCTTCCAAATTGCCACTTCCAATGATGGAGACCGTCCCGTTGAGCGTGAAGTTTTCCGTGGTGTCGCCGCAAAGGAAAAAGGCGGCCGCGCCGGCGGTGATCGCCGCGGCGAAGGTGGCAAAGGGATGAGAGGCGTCGCCGATCGCGCCGGTTCCATCATCGCCATCGGTGGCGCTGATGAATGCCATCGTCGAAACCTTCGTCGCGCCTCCGAGACCGGAGAGAGCGGCCTGGACGAAAGCGGTGGTGGCCAGCTTGGTGGAGTCATCGCCGCCGGTCTGGGTCGGAGCAGTCGGGTTGCCGGTAAGCGCCGGAGAGGCCAGCGGCGCGAGCCCAGCTGCGGCCGCGGCCACGAACGCCGTGGTCGCGAGTTGCGTGGTATTGGTTCCACCGCTGGCCGTGGGCGCCGTCGGCGTGCCGGTCAGCGCCGGAGAGGCCAGCGGCGCTTTGGCGGCGAGAGCCGTGGTGATTGTCGCGGCGTAGCTGGCATCGTCGTTAATGGCGTCCGCCAGTTCCTTGAGCGTTTCCAATGCACCAGGTGCACCGCCGACCAGTGCGGCGATCGCCGCGGCGACAAATGCCGTGGTGGCGACTTGGGTGGTATTAGTGCCAGAGGATGCCGTCGGAGCGGTGGGCGTTCCAGTGAGCGCCGGCGAGGCCAATGGGGCCAGCGCGGCCAGGGCAGTAGTGAGGCCGCTGACGTCGCCCTGGGCGATGGCCAGGGCGGTTTTGAGCGCCGCGGCCGTCACGGTACCATTGAGGCCGGCAACGGAGATGACTCCGCCAAGGGCAGCGAGAAAGGCCGCGCGATCGTCATCGTTCAGCCAGGTGAGCGGTGAGCGGATCTCCATCGACGCGAGGCCAGGGATGGCTCCGATGGCATTGAGGACAGTGCAGGGAAGTGTAGGGTTACTCATTATAGTTATCAGTGCTCAGTCGGAGGAGCTTGGAGAAACGACCGACTGGAAGATCGTGAAGGTGAACGTGTCACTGCTCGTCACGGTGGTGACATCGTCATTGACCTCGGTGAACTGCAGCTCCGCGGAGACGACGAGCGAAGTGACGCTGGGCGGGTTCGCTTCCTTGGCCGCAGTCGCGATATTCGCGGCTTCGAACCAGCACTGGAGCTCAGTCTGAGCGAGAGTGAAGGTGAGCTCGTAATACTGGTTGGGGCTATCGCCGGTGACGGACGGCGAATCGAGGGAAGCGGTGACCAGCGGCTCACACCAATAGATGCCGACCGGCCGGAGTGTGAGTTGGATTTCGGTGATCCCGCTGCCGACGAACGTCCCGCCACGCGAGGGAATGACAGCAAAGGTCAGATTATCGGTGGCCTTGAAGCCGTCGATCTGCGGCAGCAGCGTGCTCGCAACCTTGCGCAAGAGGAGATCGACGGGGATGTCGATGACGCCGGCGGGCAACGTGCCGGCGAGCGGCGCAGATCCGCCGGCGGCCGTGCCGAGAGTGAGGATGAATCCCAACGCTTGCGAGACCGTGTTGAGGAATTCGACACCCAGATGGTAAACGCCAGGCGCCACGCCCTCCCCGACCGGCACCATGAGACATTGCACGGCCTGCTGGTAGGGCACCGGCGGATCGCTCCCGAATGTCGATGGCAAATAACCCACCGCGCCGGTGACCTGCAGCGCCGGGCTATTGCTGACGATGACCGCAGTATTTCCGAGAGAGACCGCGTAGGCCTGGAGCTGGGTGACGACGAGCAGCGTGCCCGGCCCGACGTTCAGGTTGACGACGGCGCCGGCGCTGACGTCTACCGTGCTGCCGTCGTAAGAATTAAAAATCGTGAAATCGCTCATGCTATCGAGGCGGTCACCGCGTTAATGCCGGCCCACACATAGCCGGCGGGTTTGATGGCATCCTTGGGCACATCGAAATAGATGAGCCTGGGGCGCAGGAGGAAACTGGGCGTGTCGGGACAGGAATCGGCGACACTGACCGCGTTCACGAGCTGCTTGGTCGCGGTCATCTTGTTCGTGGTCGACCGCGAGATCACACAGCCGAAGGTGCGCGACTGCTGCAGGCCGGTGAGGGTGAGGCGCTGACTGAGCAGCGGGACGTCAAACCAGTCGACGCGCGCCAGGTTCGGCGCGGTGTTGGCCGGACTGGTCTGGGAACGCGCTTTGCCCCACTCCAGGACGAACATGTATTGCGCGGCGCAGGCGTTACCCGGGTTATCCGATCGCGCATTGATCAGCTGATGGAGCAGCGTGAAGCTGAGCGAGAAGTTTTGCCCGGCCTGCCACAAGCCGCGGTCGAACTCCAGCGTGGGGAAGAGCTGGAGGTTGTAATCCCGAGCGAAAAAGGAATTGGTTTGCCCGGCGCGATCGAGGACGTACCAGCAACTGCCGTTGTATCCGGCATACTCGGTGGGCTGCAGCTGGGCGCCGCGATGGCCGCCGGCGCCGGGGATGGAGATCGCGGAGCCGCCGGTATTCTGAAAGACTTCGCCGGCGGACGGCGAACCAGGCAGAGAGCTTCCCGTGGTAACACTACTCGTTTCGAATCCGGGTAAAAGCGCCGGCGGCCGCGGCAGACTCGAGGTGTTCGGCGCGCTGGTGTTGGATCCCGCGGCCAGGAGCGTGGAGGGATCGAAGGTCGAGGGCAGCCGCAGATTTGGGAAGAGGTAATAGGCGTTGGGAATGGCGATCGTTTGCGCAGTGGCGGTGGGCGAGGCCTGCGCGACGAGCGTCCCGGTGGGCACCAGCGTTTCGAGCAGATCGACAGATCCGGTGAGGGTGGCGAGCGCGGCCGCCAATCCGCTGACTTGCGCGATCGTCACGGTAAGTCCGGCCATGAAGGCGCTCTTCGGTCCGCACGTAGTTATCCCCACGCTCAAGCTATTGGACGCCGGCGCCACGGCGAAACTCAGCGTGACCTGGTTGTCGCTATCGATCGCCGCTGTGTACTCGGTTCCCAGCCCGAGGATCTTCCCGCCCGGGCGCGTATTCGATGCTACCAGGACAGAGGCGATGTTATCTGTTCCCAAGTTATGCACAACCGCGATGGACGTGCTTTCGCCGTCGCCGATCGTGGTCGTGTAATTCTGCTGACCGGTGATGACCTGGCTGGGAGAGAAGGGAACGTAAGTCCGCGGCGCCGGCGGATTGAGCCAGTTGATCGTCTGGACCGCCTGCAGCTCGTTGTAATTCTCGACGGCTTGGATGGTGACCGGCTGCTGGCAGAGCGTGACGATATCGCCGGTAACATCCGGGTCATCGATATCGGCGCTGGTCGGGACGAGCTCGAGCTGGATCTCCAGCGGCGCGGTGTAGGTGTTCGCCGCGCGCAGTTGCCCGGCGAGCTCTTCACGATCGAGAGGCAAATCGAATTCGGGCGGTCCCAGGAGCGCCTGGTCGACGGTCACGGTGATCTCCGCCTGGGGCGCGCCACCGAGGGCACCGGTGAACTCGATATAGGCCTGCCCCGTGACAGGATTGGTCACGCTGAAAGGCGTGCTCCCGTCGGTGAACATTTCGTTCAACGCATTCTCGATGTCCGACGGCCCGCTGAGATTGGAGACGACTCCGGAAACATAGTTGTTCCAAGTCAGGAAAAACGTCCCGGAGAAATTGGTCGGAACAATGAGCGATTGGATCTCGTTGACCGGCGGGACACCTGCGCTGCCGGTGCTCCCGGCGAGGACCTCGCGCACCGTGGGCGTATCGGAGATCCCTTGCGAAAAGCCGTCTTCGTTAAACGCGGCCGGCGCCTGCAGCAGCCGGAACTCGTACCACCAGGACCCGCCATCCTGGTAACTGCGAATCCGGACGAAGGTCGTCGGGGAGAGAGTATTGGTGACGGCCGTGAACGTGACCGGCGAGCTCGTCACTCCATCGAGGTTGACCAGCCAGCAACTCGGGCTGGAAAGAATGCAGGCCGCGGACCAGCCCGCGGAAGCGAAGGCCGCGTTGAACGCAGTGACGACGTCGGCCGCGGCAGCGTTATAGGCCAGGTTGCCCGTGGTGAGGAACTCGCCTTCGTTGTTCGGATCGGGCGCGTGGACGGACCATTGCCCGGCTACTGGAGGTGTATTGACCGGCCCGATCGCGGCCTTGAGCGACCGGATATTGAGATCGGTGCGCGGCGCCGGCGTGCTGCTCGCCGTGGCGCGATCGAGCACGGTGAGCGTGCAATTGATCGTGTCGCCCTGGAAAAGAGGCGGTAGTGTGACCGCGCTCCCATCGCTGCCGACGAGCTTCTTTTGCGTCAGGTCGGCAAAGAGATTGAGCGTGATTTCGGACACGCCTTCGCGGGAGTGTCAAACCACTTGGGCTAGAGCTTTATCGCGATTCCGCCTTGATGAGCTCGTCGACTGACGGGAGATGTCGGCCGAGGATCTGATCGGCCAGCTTTTCAGGAGAGAGGTTTTTGATCCGCGCCGATCGAGTAAGGCGGTCGGCGACCACTGGATCCAGATAACGTCCGATGCGTTGCATTCGGGGAACTGGAGCGCGCGAGGTCGGTTTGGCCGGTGTCCGTACAGGCACGATGATACGTTTTGGGCGGCTCAAAGGGATGTCGGGGTGTGAGGCACGCTTCGATTTCCACCAGGCGATGAGCAGGTCGAGTTTTTCCTGGGTGGGAATTACCTTGCAGCGGATATATTTACTGATCGTCGACGAGGCCACGCCCACGAATTGAGCCATCTCTACGCCCGGCACGATCGGGAATCGGCCAACGAATTCACGCAACGTACCTAGGAAATCGTGGACATCATCGAAGGGTGCCGGGACTTTAAGCGCCGCGATTCGTTGTTTCCCGAGCTCGCGTTTGAGGGAGTGCAATCTCGCCAGGGCGTCCAGCTTTGCGGCCGTTTTCGCTTTCCCCCCTCGGCTGGAAGCTTCCTTGGGGTCTCCAGGCTTCAATGGAGACGCGGATTTCGGTGAACGTTTGGATGGCATAGAAAGGGGGCCGCGCGGAGGATACCTCGCTTTTCGTTTCTCTAGAGCGAGAGAGGGCTTCAACGGAGCCGCGCAGCCTCGGGATCGTGCTTCAAAGAAGCCGTGGATGCAAGATATTCAATCCTGCAGGGAGCCGGTGAATTGCGGGTCGATGTCCTTATTCAGCCCGAAGAACCAAAGATCGATGGGCGTCGGCTGGAAAGGGAAAGGTGGGTTGAGTGGCGGCGTGGCCGCGTCCTGCTTTTTGGCGGCCGCTGAGGCTTCGGCTTGGGCGTTGGCTTCGGCATCGAGTGACATTGAGAATTCTCCAGGGAAATTCCGTCTGTCTCCACCGCGGCACCGGGAGATGCAGATCGAATTCGGTTTGGTGGGTTCTGATCACTGGCAACTGATTACTGATCACGTGCTCCAGTATTGGCCGGAGAAGTTTCCCGCGGCGAGATAGGCGGCGATCTGACTCGATTCGTCGTTATCGGTGGAAAGCAGCGAGTTGATGAGTCCGGCCGTGACGCCGTCGGCCAGGACACCGCCGAGAGGGAAGGTGATCGGATCCGGTTGTGCGCTGGGCGGGACCACGGCGCTCGCGTGGTTCAGATTCCAAAAGACGAAGTTTTGCGGATAGGGCGTCCAGGAGGCGTCGGGGGCATCGCCCTGGAAGTGCGCCGGCGAGACCAGGTAAAGCGTGGCGATGAGGATCTCGTCGGTCTGCGGTTGAACCGCGGTCCCCAGGAGCGCGTCGGCATTGCTCGGATCGACTGGCGGCGTCCATTTGGCCTCGGCTTCCAACCAGGCCCGCGAAGGTCCGATGAATGGGCCCTGGATTAGGGACGAGATCTGGATCGATTGCGACTGAGTCTGGGCGTCGAGGATGGTGGTCGTCTGCTGGGCGGTGGCCGGCCGCGCCATAAGGAGGACGATATCGCAAGCGCGAATGAGCCGATTCCGGCCGGGATCGTTGACCGGGTTCATGGCCGACTGGCTGCCCGGGTCGGCCGGTTCGACGCCGACAGTGGAAAAGAAAGCCGGGTAACCTTCACCAGGCAAGGTGATGAGATTGCCATCGCTGTCCGTCGAGTCGCCGGCGGAGGCCGCGGGATCGCGCCAGGACAAGATTGCTTGCGGGGTGCCGTTGGCACCATTTGGATCCTCCGTCAGCGGAACGGCCGTGGTGACGCCCTTGGTCGTGACGTTAATGGTGACATCCTTCCCGTCGACGAAGCCCGGCGTGACGCTAGCCACCCATTGCCCCCCCAGAGGCTTGATGGTGTTATCCCACACCCAAGTCGCATTGATGGACCAGGGATGGATAAAGGTCTGCCCGACTTCGAGCGAGACCAGGACGCCGTCGGCCGTCCAGCGCAAGGTGACGCCGGTACCGCGTCGCGGAATGTTGCGATTGTGCTGAGCGCGCAGTGCGTTCCACTCGTCGGCGGGAATCGCCGGGATCCGCAGCGTGCGTGAGATGAGCGAGGAATAGGCCATTGTTGTTCGTTCGATGATCCAGGCGGGACGCCCGCATCGGCAGGCGGGACGCCCACCCTACCCGGGCGCCGGCCAAAAGAAATGACGCGCCTGGTCGTTGCCGCGCGGATCAGCTTTGTGCGCCAGGTTGAAATAGGGGATTTGAAAAAGGATAACTTGGCCGCTGCTCAGTTTGCGTAACATCGCCAGCGGACAGCGGACCATGCGCCCGGGCAGGCCGGGAATACCGCCGCTCGTCGCCGCTCCTCCTTCGTTGGGCGGCGGTGTGCCGTTTAGGGAATCGTAATACGGCACCTGCACGATGGTGAGACTTTTGGGAATGAGCACCCAATTATTGTCGCACTGGAACTGCGTGGCGATATAGCCGGCGCCGTTGTTGCCAAGCAACGGATCGCCGAAGTCGAGAACCGGCATCTGGTTGCCATCGCGATTCGGGCCGGAGAGATAGACGCCGTTGATGAGCGGCTCCTGGCCGTTGATGAGGCCGGTGAGGATCGCAGCCTTGCCTTGCGACTTGAGCGAGCACTTGAAAGGGTTCTGGAAAGTCACCAGGTCCGGCGACGCCGAGATCGTGACACCGTTCGCGCTCCACTTGAGCCGGATGCCCTCCCCTTGGAGAAGCCGCATCGCCATCACGGCCGCTCGGGCAGTATCCCAAATCTCGGCGGTGATATCATCGCCGGGATGTGCCTCGGGGAAATTCCACATAACTACGATCCCGCTTGGTCGAGCTGCCCTTGAGCGTAAATGATCTTCGCTGCGCCCAGGTCCTGGCCGGTGAGACGATAGCGCTCGGTGATGCGCGCCGGTCCGGTGGATTTGTTGCGCCGGGTCACTTTGGGTGCCATGACAAACCAGGCGCGCCCGGGGAAGCTGGTGATGCCGAGGACCTGCGCATCTGGCGGCACCGGGATCAAGGTGCCGAGGGCCTGATAGATCGAGCTAGGGACGGAGGTGACACCGTAGGATCGACTGTAGATACCGCCGATCTTCAGCCAGTCGGTCGTCCCGAAAAGCGGATTCGGCTGGGTATTGTTTTGGCCGCCGGGCAGGCCGCCATTGGCGCCTTTTGCACCGCTCCAGGTCTCGGCAAAGCCTGGGCTGCCATCGGCGCCGGTCGTCGACCAATTGTAGGTATCCTTGAGCGATTGAAATGATGGATGCGTCTGGATCGGCGCGTTTTCCATTTCCAGGTCGAAGTCCCATTGCGTGTTGGTCTCGGATTGCGAGAGCGAAGCGTTTCCGGCAACGCCTTCGAACTTGAAGTTGACCTGGTAAAGGGCGCCTTCGATTTGGTGGAACGGACGCCCCAGGCAGGCGAAGCCGAAGATACCGACGGCCGCCTGGACATCATCCGGATTGACAGAAAAGGCGGTAGGCAGGTCTGGGACGATGACCGGGACAGTCACCGAGGCAACGCCTTGTTTGTCGGCGACATCACCGCTGACTTCTCCTAAGACCAGATAAGTTCCATTAACAAGCGCGTCTGTTGCCATGTGATTTTCGAGTTATCCGAAGACAGCCTTGGAAGGCATGACAACGCGCTCCGGCTTGGACTCGAGCTGCTTGGTCAGTTTGTCGATCGACCCTTTCAGCGCGGTGGTCGCCTTGGTGCTCTGCCGGTGTGCTTCAAGTAGCGGGTTGGAGTGATCGGCATAGGCGCGGCCGCCGAGGCCGACGCGCCGATCGGCATCCGAGGACACGGTTACCTTTTGTTTTTCCTTTTCCTTCTCGGCCTTGGCTTGGTCTTCGAGGTCGACCTTGTTCGCGGCGAACCGGGCGGCATCGCCGTCCAGGAGATGATTGTCTTTCCCCTCGGTAAAATAACGATCGTAACGTTGCTGACGATCGATGCGGTCCTCCTCCAGGTGATCGCCCTTGGCCTCGGCGCGCAGCTTGGCGATTTCCAGCGTTTCTTTGCGGACGAAATCATTGCGCTTGCCCAGCTCCTCTTCGGCTTTTTTGGCGGTCTCCTGGTCCTTTTTGGCCTGTTTGTCTTTTTCCTCGGCGATGCGCTTTTCGACCTGGATCAATTGTTCGCGGATGCCGATGAGGCGCTGCGCTTCCTGAATCTCCGCCGGCGTGATGTTCCCGGATTTGGTTTTGCGATCGTAATCCTCGATCTTTTCGTCGACCTGGAAAGGTGCGCCGACGTAGGCCTGCCGCAGCAGCGTCTTTTCCTGTTGTTCCGGATTGAGCTTGTCGAAGTCCTCTTTCTCCAGGTCGCCCTTTAACTTGGCCTGCGCGGCGTAGAGGTCATCGAGGGCTTTCTTGTATTCCTTCGCGGCGTCGGCGGCGATGCGCATGGCATCGTGGGCCTTCATTTGTGCGTCGGTGAGGCCGTCCGTTTTCTGGATTAGCCTCTCCGTGAAGGCCGCCTCCTGTTCCAGTCGTTTCGTGATCTCCGCGCGCTGGATGTTCGCAGCGTGCGAATTGTGGCCTCCGAGGTAGGCGTAGTCCTTCTCGACGGACACGATCTTCTCGTGCAGCTGGTCAAGTTGTTCGCGCAGTTTTTTCGCGAGTTCCTCTTTTCCTTCATCATCAGTAACGTGCGCATATTCCGCGACGTTCTCGTTTCGTCCTCGGTGGAGATCGTTGTCGAGAGTACCTAACCCAGTGAAATTGCCTGCCTCCTGAGACTTTCGCCACTCGCCGAACGCCCACATGATCGAAGTGATCGCACCGAGAATTGGCACAAGCTTTCCGGCCGTAGCGAGCAGAGTGCGCAATCCTGCGATCAGGCCGCCGCTGGCCAAAGGCGTGGATAACATCGTCCGAAACGCCGCGATCGCGCCTCCTTGGGCACCAATCGTCACCTGTAGACCGCGCAAGCTCTGGATCATGCCCTCTATGCTGGCGAAGACCTTTTCACCGGTAAGACCGAAAGCGAACTGGATGGCGATGGCTTCGAGGACCGGCTTCAGTTTCCACAACTCGGCGACCAGGGCGCCGATCTTGTTGAGCATTTGGCCGATCTGTTCGCCGATGCCGGTGAGATCGATCCTGGTGAGCGACTGGAGGCCTCCGTTGATCCCGGGGAGGATCTCGGCAAAGATGCCGGCGAAGACCTCGCGGGCTTTCTGCCCCAGCGTGGTGATGGCATTGCCGACCTGGTGAAAGACTTCGGCACTGCGCTCCATGGTGTTGGCCAGGCCTCCGACCTGGTCTTCGGCCTGGTCGAGGCCTTCGCCCTCCGCCAGGAAAGCGAGCATCTTGGCGCCGGTTTTGCCGAAAAGCTCCATGGCGATTTGGGTGCGCTCCACGGGATCGTGGATACCTTCGAGCGAACGCTGCAAAGTACGGAATTGCTCGATCGCCGGCATCTCGCGGAAGCCGTCGACGTTGAGCTTGAGGCGCTCCAGGGCGTGATTGGTGGGCTGGCCTTCTTCGTTGACGCCGCTCAAGGCCTTTTGGAATTTGGCGAGCATCGGACCCACGGCGTCGGCGCCGAGGCCGGCGTTCTGGAACGCCTGGCGGAGGATGACCAGGTCGTGTACGCTCTGGCCGGTGTTGAGCGAGAGGTCCTGGAGCTGGCCGCCCATTTCCACGATGCCGCGGATTTTCTCGATGCCCTCGCTGAGGCCTTCGAAGGCTTCCTTGCCGATCAAATTGCCGGCGGTGAAGATCGTGGCCATCCGGGACAGGCCTTCGATCTTCTCGCGCACCTGGTTGAGGCGCTCGAGGAAAGGCGAGATATCGAGACCGAGAGTGGCGGAGATCACGTCAACCGTGGACGTGTCACCAGAAAACTCTTAACGCAGAGGCCGCAGAGGCGCAGAGAAATGCGAGTTGAGTGGCTGGGAAAATAGGGTTATGGTTTCTCAAATGAAACTGGTCGTTCAAGCGGGAATGCTACTGGTGGGGATCTATGGCGCCGTGTGGGCCGCGGCTTTTGCCGTGGGTGTGGTCATTGCCGTGGTGGCTCCTGTTTTGGGCGGCCTCCTGGGTAAATAGACCTTTCAAATCGGACATGCATGTCCGATTTGAACGCAACACTTAACGGAAGCCGGCGCGGCGGCCGGCGTGCTCCTTGAAATACTCCAGGCGGCGTTCCATGGCCCGGGCCTGCCAGTCGACGGCTTGCTGGATCCGCGACTGGAGACCAGCCACCTGGCTGGCGAAACGCACGTCGTTCTCCATGGTCACGCGCATGACGCCTTCGCTGCCGGCGGTGACAGTGACGGCGCCGCGGTCTTCGCCGTGGCGGGCGATCCACGCCGGCACGCGGGCCCCGAGGCGTTTGGCGGATCGATTCCAGCCGCCGGCGAGCAGGCCGACCCGCGCCAGGACCCGGCGCTCGAACCAGGCGTAATTCTCCCGCGGAACAAAGGCGATATCTCCCCTGCCCTGGTCGATCTTCCGGCGGCCGGTCGTGACATCGCGATTGACCTGGAAGACATGGCCGGTGACCTGGCTGCGGTGGGCGAGGTGAAACGGGACCAGGGAATCGCGACCCTGGAGAATAACATCGAAATCGATGAGGTAAGGCGTGCCGTCCTTTTTCCGGAGGACGTTGGAAACGACCTGGTTGGTGCCGGCGATCCGCTCGAGGTACTCGAGATAACTTCGATCCTTCGGTTTGAAGATCCTATGGAGATCGTCGCGAATGGCATCCTCACCTCGCTTCCGCGCGGCGGCATTGGCTTTGCCTTTGCCCGGCGGAGTCAGACCGATGGCCTTTTGAACGAATAGCCGGCTTTGATCCAGGAGGACCTCGAGGCCGCTCTTTTTGGAGTAGGCGGCGAACTCTCCCAGCGCCACATTGAAGCGGCGAGTGTCGACGTGTAAGCGGAGATCGCCCATTGCGGAAAGTTGAGTCAGCCGGCTAGCAACGCCTCAAAATCATCCGCGGTGACCTGTTTTGACGATGCGCCGTGTAATGTCACGGTCCATGCATCCTCGGCGCGCAAGTGCAGGTGCAGGAACTGCAGCGTCTGGATGTAGGGCTTCCGGGCCAGTGTCCAAGGATCGGTATGGAGCTTTTCGGCCAGGAGTCCGATCTCAGTGACGAACGCTCCTGGCTCGATCAGTTTGGGGGCGGTGTGGGCCCCGAGGCGCCCTCCTTGGGCTTTTTCTTCACGCCGAACTCCAGCTTTTTCATCTCCACGAAGCGCTCCGCTATCTCTTTCATGAGATAGGGAAACCGGTCCGGCGGGATCTGGCGGCCGAAAGCCTGGACGCGCTTTTGGAAAAGGGCCTCGTGAAAGACGCTGGCGTCGACTTCGCTCTCCGGAGCGCCGTGGATGAAGGCGAAGCCCAGGAGCGCGAGGAACTCGTTTTCCATCGTGGCGCTCTCGACCAGGAGACCGGTCTCAGGATGGGGGAGCTGCCGGACCGGGCCGCGCGGGGCGAGAAATTCGTTCTTCGTTTGCCGCAGCTGAAAGATCGAGGTGATGGAGATCGGGCGAAGCGTGAGATCGGGGGTGGCCGTGATTTCCTGCGGCTCGAGGAACGCTCGCGTGGCCGCTTCCTCGCGCAGGTAGAGTTCCGCCGCGGAGAGAGATTCGTCGTTCATGGTTCGGATGATCCGGGCAGGATGCCCGCATCGGCAGGCGGGACGCCCACCCTACCCGGCAATCTCCGCCTCCTGGTTGAGCCCGTCGATGATCTGCCTTTTGTGCTCCGGACTGGTGTGTTTGGTGATCAGGCCGATCTTGCCGTTTCGACGGATGACGGCGATCGGGCCCTGGTCCTTGACGAACTCGATGGAGCGGGTGTGGTTTTCAAACGCACACTTGATGTAGGCCAGCGGGTGTTCCGGATTCTTCCGGGAAAAATCCTTGTCCTCCCAGGCCTGGATCATTTCGGCGGTCTGGTAACGGCCGTCGATCGAGCGATCGGCCATCCGCCAGACGGTGACACTGCGCGGGCGGCCATTGACGTTTTCCACGAACTCGCCGCAGAGCTCGGGCAGCGGCGGGATCCCGAGGGCGGTGAGCGCCGCGAAAAGGATGGTGTTGCGCGTGGCCAGAGGATCCGCGGTGATCGCGGAGAGCGTCCAGAATTTGAGTCCTTTTCGAAGGGATGACATGTGATTTTAAAAAGCGGCACGCCGGCCGCGCGATGCCGCTAAACCTGCTGGGCGCTCGGGTAATTGATTCCCGAGTACTCCCAGGCGTTGAAATCGTCGTTCTTCTCCGAGGTTTTCACTTCCTCGATGAGGGTGAGTCCGCCGGCGAGGTCGCTCAGGCCGCTGGCGCCGAAGCCAGGGCTGACGGCTGGCAGAGTGCCGTGACCCTTCACGCTGAAAGAGGTTTTCGGGTCGTAGGCTTTGACCCGGGCAGTGTTGCCGGTGCTGCCCTTGAGCTCCTTTTTCTCGATCTTGGCCGTCTCTTCGTTGGACTCGATGAGCGCGCCTTGGACCCGGCTGATTCCGAAAGTAACGTCTGTCGCGGGCATGGCGTTAAGGCTCGGCGACGACCTCGAGCGCGGTGGGCGCGAGGACAAAGGTCAGGCTGTAGGTGACGGTGATCTGGCCGGTGGACGGATTGAGGGCCTGGCCTTTGTTGATCTGCATCTCGACCGGTTGGCCCGCGGCGCCGGCGGCGACCCACGCGGCGTTCAAGGTCTCGCAGATCCAATGCATCATCTTCCGGATGTCGCCGGTGGAAGGATTGGCCTCCCCGCTCGTCAAGCTGGGAAAGTTCGCGATCGGGACCGTGAGATTGGTCCCGTCGGAAGTAAAAGTGCCGAGCCAGGCTTCGGGAGCAGGATTGAAGGCCATCGCCTCCCGGGCGGTGTCAAACGCAAGCCGTCAAATCGGACATGCATGTCCGATTTAGGCACACCTAACTTTTATAACCTGCGGATTATAAATTATTCAAAACCCCTGGATGCCGGCCTGATAAGTGAAGGGAGTTTTGAAGGCGCGATGCTCGATCTCGGGATCGTTTTCGACCAGGCATGGCTTACCCAAGAGGCGCACGTGGCCGATCACCTGGCAGGCCAGGACCAGGGCGCCCTGGTTGGCCATGAGTTCGCGGATGGCCCATTCGCGCTGCGCGTGTTCCTGTGCGGTGGAATCGTCCGCCTGGCTCACGACGTCGATTTCGATTTTGGCCCGGCCGATCGTGGAGGATCCAACCAAGGCCTGGCACTTCACGCGAATGAAGACGGCGGGCAGCTCGATCCCGGCAGATGGATCGACAGCCTGCTCCTGGCCGGTCGGGAGGACCTCGATGTCGTGAGCATAGATATGCGTCGGGCCGCCGGCGATGTTCGCAAGCCCGGATTGCATGGCCAGGGCGCGGCCGATGGCGCGGGCGGCGTCGTTCGAATTCACGAGAGAGCTTGCCTTACGGGTCTACTCGAGCTGCTGATAACAATCTCCATTCGGTCGGGCAGGGACAGATCTCGCTCGATCGCGTGCTCATGGTCGATCGTCCAATAGTCGTCTTTCGCGACCAGCACGAATTGTCGGGTTTTGCCGTTCCTGATTACGACCGCCCTGGCGAAGTGGTCTCTGCGAAATTCAATCCGAACGATGCCCTCCAGAGGACACACGAAGTACGGCAGTCGCGAATGAAAGGACGGGACTCCAAAGATCGGACGAACCGGATTGAACCCAGACTCGCGATTTTCCGAGCGCTTAGTGGCGAACGCGAATACCGAGGAAATTCCAAGCAACCGAAGGAAACCGCGGCGATCGATGGTCTTCATTTGTGTCTCGTATCCACGGGGAACCGGACCGTCAAGTCGTCGACCTGGACTTCGCCAACGATCCGGCCGGTGAAGCCGTCGCTACTCCGGATGACGATCTGGCCTTCGACGGGCAGCTTGGCGAACTGATTGCGCGCGGCCTCGACGACCACGGAAAAGAAAATGCGGCGGCCGTTGAGGGTCACTTCCTGGTGCGTGCCCAGGTCATTCCAAAAGCCGACATAGGCGCCGATCATCGGACCGTTGGCTGGCGACTGGAGCATGAACTCGGTCGTGCCGAACATGCCGGAGATGAGATCCAGGCCGGCGGTGATGAGGTCGAGGCCCTCGCTCATCGGTCACTTCCAGGTGACGTAGGCGGCCTTGCCGGGCTTCTCTTTGCCGGCCACATAACAGAGCGCGATGATATCGCGTTTCTTGGCCGGGGTGAGCAGGGCATCCGCACGATCGATGAATCCCGGCTTCGGGGTATAGGTGACCTTGCGTTCGAAGAGTTCCGGGAAAGCCTCTCCGGCGAGTTGCCTGGCTTTGTCCTCTTCGCCATCGCGTAACACATAGGTCGGATCGTCGACACTCGGGTCGACCGCGCCGACGGCCGTGCAGAAAAGCTGTTCGTCCGGATCCTTGTAACGACCGGGACCAAGCTCGATCAATTCCACCTCGAGCTCTTTGAGCTTCACCAGGAGCAGCGCAATCTCCGCACGAATGATATACCCGCGGCCGACGCGGCTATCTTCGGTGGGAGCGGGCTTTTTGGTGGCCACGGGTGATTTTCACTTAGGCGGCGGGTACCGGCACCCGTGGATGCCGGCCCCTACCACCAGATTGATTAGGCCGAGCCTTTGATCAGGCCTTTGGCGACGGCCGCGGCGCGGAGTTCGTTGACCAGCGCGGTGAGCGCGGCGACGTCGGCGACGGCGGCGTTGAGCTGAGTGAGGATGGACGCGGCCTGAGCCTGCGTGTAGCCGTAGGGCGAAGAATTGGTCGGTGCGGTGGTGACCACGCCCGCGCTCGTCTGCGTGGCGGCCGCTTGCGCGGCGCCGGAGCGCTGGGTGCTGGGAGTGGCGCCGTGAAATCCCACTTTGTCGGCGGTACCGTTCGCGCCGATGCTGATGCCGTTGTGGTCGTCTTTGATTTTGTTGGCCATGGCGAGTTACTTTTTGGGATCGGGCTTATTGTCGCCCTTGGGAGATTCCGGTTCGGTGACGACTGGCAACTGCGCCGGCTTGGCGGCTGCGGCTGCGGTTGCGGTTTTCGCCGCTTTCGCGGTCTTGGCCTTTTGAGCGGCGGCCGCGGCAACGACAGCGGCGGCGTCCTGGAGCTCTTTGATCGTCGGGACCCAGCGCTTTTTTACGGCCGCCGGCTTCGAGCCAGCGAGAGGCGGAAACTTTTTGCGCTTTTGCGTATGCAGATCGAAAAACTCGATGCGCTGAAACTTCTCATGCGTTTTCTCCGGCATGACTTCCCGCATATCCGCCTTCTGCTCCGTGAAGGGAACTTCCGGACCGGACAGCACGACGGGGTTTGAGCCGTCGTGAGGAAAGCCAATGGTAACTCCCAGGCGCATGACTTATTCGCCCTCGGAGTTGGTGCAGCGGAGGAGCTGGGCGGGATCGCCAGGCGCGCTGCCGTAGTTCACCTCGACGGTGTGCTGTTCCAAGTCGCCCTGGGCGCTGCCGAAGAGACGATACTCGAGGGTGAGGCCGGAATCCTCATCGGTGGCCGTGCGATAGTCGACCATGACGCTGCGGACGGCCGGCGTGGGCGCGATCGGCGCGAAGGCGGTGAGGAGCGCGAAGCGAAGCGCGGCGAAACCGATGAGGTCTTCGCCGTTATCGGGAAAGACCGGGCATTCCTGGTAGTCGAACCCAAACGTGCGGGGCAGCTTGCCTTCCTGGACGACGCCATTGTCGCCATAGGCATAAGCGGCCTTGAAGGACGTATCCGTCATCAGGTTGCCATCGACGGCGGTATTGACCACCAGGGACCGCCCCATCTTCGGCCACATGGCATCGTTGGCCGCTTTACGAAGGGTATCGCCGATGGTGTCGCTGTCCCAGGAACTCGGATCGGCGATGACGGCCGCGGCGCCGTAATTGGCGTGGGTGACGTTGGCGAAGATATCGCCGATCACATCTTCGGCGAGCTGCTCGACCTTTTTGACGATGATCTCCTCGAGCTCCAGGATGGGCTGGCGGGCCAACTGGTAACTGGTGATCGCGATCGGCTGATACTTGCGCTTGTTGATCGTGATCGGCAGCGTGTTGAGGGTGCCGTCGCCCTGCTCGTAGCCGACGTCGTAATCGAAATCGAGCGACGTGGTCTGCTGCAGCGGGATGAACGGGACCTGGACGGTATCGGTGCCTCGCAGGGGCACGTCACGAAAGACGGTGGAGAGCGAAAGCAGCGGGAGTAACACGCGCTTGAGCGCTTTGATCGCGGCGCCCTGGAGGATCTGATCGAGCTTGAGTTGGCTCGGAACGGAGATGGCGGCCAGGCGGCCGGTGTAGACGTGGCTAACCAGCAGGAGGCCGCCCCAGACGATGCCGCCGGCGGCGGCGAGTGCCATCGCGGGCGCAGCGTGGGCGAGAGGGCTCGCGAACGCCAGAACAGTGGCGATCGCGAGATAAGCAAAAACAGCGAGACTACGGGCGAATTTCATAAGTAAGTGCGTGGGCGCGGTGATCTCGAAAGGGGTTAGTCCTGGTCGTCCTGGAACTCGTCGGCGCCTTCGGCCTTGAGGCGCTTCTCTTCCTCGTCCGCATAGGCCATGAGGGCCTTTTCGTGTTTGGCGAAGAACGCGGCGCGGGCTTTGCCGCGGAGCTTTTTGTACTCGGCGTAGATGCCGGAGCCGTCCTTGTTCTCGGTGGCGAGCTTTTGCGGCGTGTCCTTCGCGGCCGGCGGGATGCCGTTTTTGGCGAGGGCCTCGGCGGCTTTGCCGGTGGCCGTGGTATCCTTGGCCTTGAGCGCGGTGTGGGCCGTTTGTTCGGCCTGGAGATCCTTTTCGGCCTTTTCGGCACGAGCCTTGAAAGTGTCGCGATCCGTCTCCGCCGCGGCCAGCGAAGCCTTGGTCGTGCCGTGGCTGTCCTGTTCCGTCTTTAGGTCCTTTTCCGCCTTGTCCGCACGGGACTTGTGAGTGTCGCGGTCGGATTCCATGGCCGACAGCTGGTCCTTGAGAGTGGCGCCACCGCCGCCGGATCCGCCTCCGGATTCTGCGGCCATGAGAAAGATGGCGGGGAGGACGGCGTGAAAAAGATGTTTCCGGATCACGTCACGCCGGGCGTGTCAAACGGAAGGTTTTAAACGCAGAGGATGCAGAGGCGCAGAGAGGCCGATAACCCCGTTATAGCCGGATTAAAACTGCGCGAAGGCGGCGGCGCGGTCGGCGACGTGGGCGTCGACTAACTTCGCCTGGAGGCCACTAGCGCCAAAGAACGCCTGGCCTTGCATGGTATCATCGTCGATGCCCGGGCGCTTCTCGCGGACGGCGCCGCGGAACATGACGCCGATTTCATCGACCATCGACTGGAAGTGGGCGCGCTCGTCATCGGTGAGCGGTTTCCACGATGCGCCGGCGGCTTTGAGGGTGCCGCTCTTGATGGTCTCGACGTGGAGGCCTTCGTTTTCCAGCCATCGAGATTGATCCAGGAGGGCGAGATAGACGCCGATCGAGCCGGTCATGCTACTCGGTGTGGCCAGGATCTGATCGGCGGCCGCGGCGATCCAGTAAGCGGCGCTGCAGGCCATGCCGTCGACGTAAGCGAAGACATTCTTTTGCTGGGCGAGAGCGGCCACGCGCGCGGCCGTCTCGGGCACACCATTGACGGATCCGCCTGGGCTGTTGATGCAGAGGAGGACGTTTTTGATCGATTTGTCGGACGAGACGCGGGCGAGGGCGCGATCGACGTCGTTCAAATCGCAAGCATCGAAACAGGCGCGGTCCCAGGTGCTGAGATTCTTATCGATGGCCCCATCAATATGGATGGATGCGTTGGATCCATCGATCTCCAAGACCGCGTCGGCCCATTTATCCGCGCGGGCCGCTTCGACTTTTTTGCCGAAGAACTGAGGCTGATCCTCGGCTTTTGGCAGGTCGGCCGGCTGGCCGTTCATGAAGGCCAGGAGGACACGCTCGAAGCCGGCGCGAATACTGGCCTCGAGCAAAAGCGGGCTGCAGAAGAGTTTAGTGAAGAGCCGATCGTAGCGCATCAGAGTTGTGGTTTAATTGGATCGACGTGGCCTGGCCGGAAATGACGCGGTAGCTCCCCGATATCCGGTTTCCGGTCGTCGCCGCCCTTTGGGTTGCCATTGGGATCGTCCGGAGAAGGATCGCCACCCTGGGCGCCGGGCATGCTGGCTCGCCAAATCTTGAGGGCCCACGGGACGCCGTGTTTTTTCGCGCAGCGCGCGGCATAGGCGAATTCGCGGAACCATTCGTCGACCATCGGACGCCAGCCGCGGCCGCGCTTGTCATGCACGGTGGACAGCGTCTCGATGTTATTGCTGAGCTGATCGATCTCGGCTTTGGCTTCCTTGGCGTTGTCGATCGAGAGGCGCTGCGGGAGCTGCCAGGAGAGGCAAGACATCCAGTGACCGTCGGTATCTTCCACCCACTGCTCCTTGGGCGCGCCGGGATCACCTTCATCGTCGTCAGGAATGATCGGCCCGGGCTTGGGGCTGGCGTTTTGCAAGGGCTGACGAACGAACGGCCGCCGCAGTTTGCCGGAGGTCATGCGGGCATTGAGGAAACGCACGGCCGCGGGATTGCAGACGTGACCGATGAGGCCGTCGCCGAGGGTGATGAAGACGAGGTCCTGTTTGACCAGGACGGCTCGCTGGCCGGCGCTGTTGACGTCGGCCAATGCCCAAAAGAAATCGGCGCCGGCGCCGCCGATCGACGAGAGGCCGTCGCGCATGAGGACGTTGCGGATGAAGGGCTCGGCGAGAGGCGACGGCGAATTGGGAGTGAGGAATTTGGCGTCGCCGTTTTCGTCCGTATAGATGACGGCGCCGCCGCCGGCGAGGCGTTCGTAAGCGGCGTCGTTGTCGGTGCTCGGGGAGGTGCTGGGCGATCCGGGAGAGTTGCCTTGCTCGACATTCTGCCGCTGTTTGTAAGTGCGGATTTTATCGAGGGCGCCGAGGCCGCCCATCTTGACCATCTTTTTGACGTGCAGACCGATGGAAGCGTTTTGCTTGGCGGTTTTCGTCGTGAGATTGATCATCTCGCGCGAATCGAGCATCGGCCGGACGGCCTGGGCGAACTCGCTGATGCCGCGGACCTGGTTCGCCTCCTCGGCGAAGTACCAGTGGACAAAATTGGATTTCGGGATGGGAGTGACGGTGTTCTCCAGGCCGATGATGAAATAGGCGAGCGGGCAATGGTTCTGATCGAGCTGGACGCCGTCGACGATGTTCGGGTCATCGTTTTTGGCGCCGGGTGTGTCGAGCTCCAGGGTGTCGTAGACCTGGAGACAAGGCTCGTCGTTCCAGCGCGGGTTGTTGGCAAAAGAGGCGAGGAATTCGCCCTGTTTGACGCGCTGGACTACGGCGAAAGTCTGGATCTCGTAAAAGTTCCGGCGGCCGGAGATATCGCAGCGATCGGGCGCCATGGCCCAGGCCTCGAATTCGGCTTCGGCGAGGGCGTTCCACTCGTCGTCGTCGGTATTGAGGGTGAGACAGATCCCCTTGCCCACGGTGTGCCGGGCCATGCCGCGGACGGCTTCCTTGATGATGCCGAAGTTTTGATAGAGCCAGGTGACCTTTTGGAGGATCCGCCGGCGGGTGTAGACCGTGGCCGGCTGCCGGGTGTCGGCGGAGAGATAGTAATAGACCTCGCCGCGATCGGGAGAGAGGAAGACGGCGTCGCTGTAGCTGTTGTAGGCCGCTTTGAAGCCGAGGACGGCGCCGGCGAGTGCGCCGCGGATTGCACCAAAGACACTCATTGCGGACGGACCAGGTTGAGGCCGCAATCATCACACTTGAGATGATCGGGAGGATTGGTGCAGCCGCAGACCGGACATTTGGCGCCCTGGAGCGGCTTTTTGAGTTCGGCGAGCTTGGCCGGCCCGACGCTGAGCAGGACCGCGAGGGTTTCGGCGGCGACGGAGGGATCACCATACGAATCCAGGGTGCCGTCGGCACGCAGGGTGATTTGCGCGACGGCGATACCGTCATCGTTGAGAGACGAGATGACAGCGGCGAGACGGTTTAGCATTAGGAATAGCCCTCCCCTGGTCCCTGCAGGTTCATGTCGCTGAAGTCGACGTAGGTCAGTGGCGTCACCTGGGCGTTGGGGTCGCTGGCCGGCGTCCCAAGGGCGCGGTTGACGATGACCAGGAGATCGGCCGCGTCGTAACGGCACATCTGGGCGCCGGATTTGCCATTGAGGCCCGCGGAGACTGTGAAGGCGATCTGACCGCCGCCGGCGAGGATCTTGGCCAGGCATTGGGTCTGGAGCGCGCTGAGATCCAGGAGGCTCTGGGACGCCAAGTCGGCAAAGGCTTGGGCAAGGGCGGCTTCGTTGATCATCTCCCCCGCCTGCCGTGTCACCGCCGCCGCGGTTTCTGGTTCCTGTTTTCGGGTTTCTGGTTATCGTGTGCGCGTGCTGGCGCTAGCTGCTCCGCCTTGATCGGGCTTGGGCGATGCCGACGGGCACTATCGCGTCTAATCGCCTGATCCTGACGCGGGATCGGGAGGAAACAGCGACTGGCGCACCGCTGATGCGAGACAGGTGGCCGGATGTGTCTGCGATCGGGCGCACCGGCTGCCGGCGCCTTTTATAGGGTGCGTTCGATCCGCACGACCCAGGCGCGCGGCTTCATCATGCGACTGGTCACAAACTGCACCTCGCCGCGTTTGAAATTCACTTCCAACCAGTCGGCGAGGCGAATCGCCTCCCGTTGGGGAAGATTGAAAATCACTGCCCTGGTTGGCCTATTCATGGAAAAAAATGAGCGGCGGCCAGAGCTCTTGTGAGATGGCCGCCGTCATGGTCGTTGAACGAACGAGGATAGCATGTCAATATCGGGACGCATGGCAAAAACACCCATCTTTTCGCCGAAGAATCAGAAACCCGGGGAAAACCAAGTCACGGCCGTGAGCGTGCTCGTGAGGATGAGCGACGGGCGGTTCCGGTATGTGAAACTGGGATCGGAACAGACGACGAAGCTATTCGGCTTCATGGTGCGCGACGTGTGCCGCGGGAAGCTCGAGCTCTCCAAGCCGCTGACGCCGAGCGATACCCTGCAGACGGTCCAGCGGCCGGGCCGGTTCATCCTGCCGCGCTAGATCGGATGCCGGATCACAGAAATCGCACGCGGCCGTTGGTGTGCTGGATGTGCGGTGGGACGTGGCCGATCGAGCCGCGGCGTGCCTACAATTGCAGCGGGTGTTACCAGATGGCTATCCGGTGGCGAAGTCATTGTCCTGGCGATTTCTGGGAGAACCACTGTGACGACACTTGGAATGTGAGGCTCAACTCCAAAGAGGAAGAGGAGATAAGGGAATGGCGCCTCGAAATACTGCACCGCGCGAGAACTCCGCTTTGCCTCGAGGCGTTGGTAGCGAATCTTCCTTCGGAGCTAGGGTTGCGCCTCTTCGGATTTCCCATCCGGCTCGATTCTTTTGTACCATACGGGGAAATCCGATTTCACGCGCGCTCCGGGGAAAGGCATCGGTATCGGACCTTCCAAGTAGAGGATATTGATCTGCGATCAGACCAAGTTCAGCAGCTGCTGGATAACATGGTAGGAGAGCTTGTTTCGGAACAGGAGGCCGGATTAATCACCTCGGCAATGGAATCCCGCGGGCGAAATTGGAGGATCGTTGTCGACCAGCAAATGGAAGAATTGGTCAGATACGGAGGATACGGAACGGCGCCAACGCCGCCGGCAGGGCTTTTGAGTGACGGCGATGGTTCCGACGCGGGGGCGCCGGCGCCGGCGCCGAAAGAATGGGAACCAGAGAAGGGATTGAAAGTGATGTTTCACGGAGCCGGACGGTTCACGTCGCCGGAGGGGAAGCGGTTCGATTACGTTTTCCCGGAGCTGATCAAACATCCGGACTTACCGGCGCATCTATTGCCGCCTCACAAGGATCTTGGAACGGGCTGCGGCTTCTCCGGCCGAATCCGGTCGCGCCACGATGATTGTCTGCGCTTGGGCGAGGTCGTGAGAATCCAAGGTGGGATCGGCGTGGCGATGCCGGGAAACCAAAGGGCTATCGAGTCACGGATGGAAACTCGCTGTGCGGTGCGTGTTACCGAAGTAGAACTAACTCCTTTCGCGATCCGCATCGATGCGAGTGGGTTTGAGTCAGCCATACGATCGGCAGTGGATGGGTTTCGAAACCTGGCCAGTCAGATTGGTGAGCAATTTGCGACAACCCCACCGCCGCGTTTGGACGGAACCTGGCGAACGGCGTTGGAGAGCAGGCAAGTCACGCAACGCAATCGCCAACAGTTCCGGGATCCGAATCTAGGCCAGGAATGGCGACGCCGGGAACAAAGAGCGCGCCGGCGCGCGATCGACGTTTGCCGTGGGTCAAGGTGAGCGCTTTTTCTTCGGCGCGTTTGACTCGTCCGCAGTGACTTGAGCGGCTTCCTCGGCGTTCATGCGCTCGATGCGCAGCGCGTCGAAGACTTCCTCGACGGTGCCGTCGAGGACCTCGTTCATCTTCCAGCAGTCGCCGAGGTGATTTCGTTTCTTTTGCGCTTCCCAGACTAACTTCCCTTTTTTCCACACGGTACGCTCGTCGGTGATCTGATCGATGAAATCGGCGTCTAAGTCGCGCGGGAGATAGCGAGATATCTTCCGGTCCTTGATGATTTGCCGGTAGACACGCTGGGCAAAGAAGTCGCTGCGGTACCAGATGAGCTCGAATTGGTTGGGGGTATCTTTCTCCTGGGGGCTGCGCCGGATTGTCTGGCCGAAGAGCTGGTTGCGGCCGCCGCCTTTGGACGGGGAGAAGATATGGGAGTTACGCCGGCAGAAGTCATAGACGTTGGCGTCGCTTTGCGCCTGGTCGCCGGAATCGACCAGGCCGGCGTAGATGGTGAAGGATTCGAGCTTTCCGGTCTGCGGGTCGCGGTAGTTCCAGGTGTGGAAGCGGTCGGGATCGCCGGGCGAATGTTTCGACAGCGGAGCGATGCCGGCGACTTCTTCGATTTCATCCCAGGAGACCGCGGAACCGTAGTCGACCAGGGCGCACCAGGTGGGCCAGCCGGGCTGGTCCCAATGGATGCCCCACGCCCAGACGGTCCACCAGAAAGGATTGTCGCCGGTCTGCTCCTGGACGTCGACAGTCATGGTGAGCAGCTCGGGGCAAAGCGGGATCTGCCGGCGGAGATAGTGCGGGCTGGCGTTCTGCAGCCGGGTGACGTCGGCCTCCTCGACCTCGGTGGGAACGAGTTTGAATGGCAACCCGAAATCGTTATTAAAAACGTCGTGCAGGGCGCCTGGGTTGTGGCCGGCGAGGACGAACTTTTTGGCGATTTCGCCCCAATGCTCGAACGGACTATAGGCGGCCCAATAATGGGCGGAGATATGATCGCGCGGCGCCTTGGGGTTGTGCGCGGTCCAGCGATAGCGCGGGAGCATCCAAGTGAGGTGGGTGTGCTCAATGCGGCTGCCGCAATGGGCGCATTCATACCAGGTAGACTTGAGCATTTCCTCATAGTCCCAACCGATGGGGACGGGCTCGAACTTGCCGGGTTCGGTCTCGCGAGTCTCGACCTGGCGGCAGTGATCGAAACGAAACTGGCCGGTTTTTTCGAGGCGGGTCTCGCCGCGTTTCAGCGGCACCAGGTCGATATCGAAGGGGACTTCCTCTTCCTTGGGAGAGAAGGTGAGGCGCTGCCAGCCGGCGAGATGAGGCTCGTAACTCTGCGGCGATCGCCCGGGCTCAGGGCGAGCGGGAATCGATGACTTTCGATTTTTCGCAAGTCGGCGCTTTTTCTTCTCCGAGCAATGCGGACAGGGCAAATAGCAGTGATGCTGGGAGGCTTTGAGAAAGCGCGTCCACGTCGGGCCGTGTTCGTCCGTCGGCGTGGAATTCTCGATGATTTTGCGGGTGTGCCGGAACTGCTTGGAGCGCGCGATCGCGAGGTCGTGGGCCGGCGCTTCCCCCTTGGTCGTGTGATGGACCTTGTCGCCCTCATTAATGACAACGTCGCGCGCCTGGAAGCCGGCGAGTTCGTTGGGGCTGCCGGCGCCGGCGAGGCGGATGTAGGATCCTCCGCGGAAAAAGCATTGGGAAGCGGTCCAGTGCTCTTTGTCGCGCAGCGCCTGGTCGGCGATGGGTTTGCAGGCCAGGAGAAACGGCTCGAGCTCGCGGCGGAAGAATTGCCGCGCGCTGCTTCGCGAAGGATCGACCCAAAGAATGGGGCCGGGATCATTGGCGATCTGGTGGAGGACCACGCCGATGGAAAAGAGCGTGCCGCCGACGCGGGCCGACTTGGCCAAGGTGAAGAAATGGACGTGGCGCTGAAAAAGGAGGTCGTAAAGGCCTTCGGTGGGCGGAACGCGGGAGGTATCGAGCGGGCCGGGCTCGAGGGCGCCGGTGATGGCCGGGATCTCCACGTGCCGGGAAAGCCAGGTGCAGGGCCGCAGCCGCTCGGAGACCTGGAAGGCGAACTGCGCGCAAGCGGCGATGATGGCGAGGGCTTTTCTCACGGGGCGGCGCTTTCCTCCGCGGCTTTGGCGGCGGCCGCTTCATCGAGGGTGAATTTCGTGAGCGCGCGGAAGAGGACATCGATCTCCGCCTCGAGGATATCGACGATTTCGGCGAACTCGGTGAGACCGATGAGCTTGCCGGCGGCGCGGCTGGGGAGATTGCGCGCGGCCTGGCGAAAGCCGTTGAAGATCACAGCGATGGCCGCGTCCATCTCGGTTTTGTCGACAGTGAGGTCGTTGGCTTTGCGGATTTCGGGCTCGTCCTTGGCCAGCTTGCGCAGGGGCTCGATGACGCAGATCCATTCCTTGAAACGGTTCTGGATGTAGATCGACGGGAGCTTTTGCCGGATGGCGGCGAAGTAGGCGGCCGAGCGTTCGCGCTCGGACTTTTTCAGGCGCTCGATCGCGGCGAGAAAACCGAGGCCGGCGAAGAAGGACTCGTCGAGAGTGACGGGGATATCGCCTGGCGTTTCCTGGTGGGCTGCCGTGCCCGCGCTGACTTCGTCGGGTCGTTCCCATGGTTCGCCGGCCATGGTGACGCGCTCGCCTGGTTTGCGGCCACGGGAGGACAGCAGCTCGCCCATGGCGTCGGGGTCGTCGAGTGGGCGGCCGTCCTTCCACCAGCGTTTGATGGTGGGGAGCGATTTCCCGTAGGTCTTGGCGTAATCGGCCTGGCTGGCGCGGTACGGCGTGCCGTGGTAGCGGCCGCCGTTCTGGAGTGGTCGCTTTCGATCTGATGATACCTTTCGCGATTTCGCCGGCGCCGGCGCCGATCGGCTGCGAACCTTTTGTTTTCGCGCTTTTGCGGGCGCCTGCTTTCGACTCACCCCCTCCCCCGGGTGTCACCCGACCTGGTATCAATTCATTTTTTGAGGTGACGCGTGCGAAAACGGCGAGGGTCGAATGAACCGCACCGGTGCCCCAGGGGGTAGGAGACCCCTTACCCCGGGGGTCTCAGATGTGAGAGAGTGTCAGAAGTGAGACCGTATACCCGGCCCGCCAGCCATTCGAACATCGGCCACAAGTCCTTCTTCGCCGCCTCCTGGTCCAACTGCGCCTGCCCGATCTCCAGACGCCTCTCCAGCCGCCGCCAATCATTGAGCAACGTCAGATGATGGAACGCCCGCGGCAACGCGCGATCGCCCACCAACTTCGGCCGATCCTTCTCCGGCACGAACCCCAGCCGAAACTTCCGCACGCTATCCTCGCTCAAGTCCCCCACACACGTCGCCCGCGGATTCGCCTCAGCCAGCTCCTTGTAGCGCCGCGCGTGCCGATCGCTGATCGGCAAGTTCGACTCCACCCACAGCAACCATTTGCCGTGCCCCAATATCTCCTTCTGCCGCACCAACCTCTTTCCAAGCTGCCACGCTTTATCGAGCGCGATTCCTAACTTGCTCTCGATATCTCTACCGATCGCATCCAACTCGACGATCAACGCCAAGCTCTCTTCCCGCAAGGCCGTGAGTTCCGGGTTGGCCAGGTGATTTTTCATGTGCGATCGCACGCTGTCAGCCGGCCGCCAATTCCTCTTCCTCGTCCTCCGACCAGCCCAACTGCGCGAACCGGCAAATCAACCGATTCTTATCGTCGCGCATATTCCTCGAGCGAATCCCGCCAAACGTATCGCGAAAATCCTGCACGATCTTATCCACCGCCTGGCGAGTCTTATTCGTCATGTTCCCGATCGCCTGCAACGACATCGCCTGGATCGCGTTGGGTAACATCACATAAGCCATCGCCATCACCCGATTCCCCACCTGGCTCACCGATCCGCCACGCCGCGCCCATTCCAATACGCGCCCGGCCGATCCGTCATCATCATCGTTGCCCACATTTTTCTGCGCATCCTCCAAAAACTCGCGCTCCATCTGCAGCGCCAGACCCGCCACCAACGGCGATCGCCAGATCATCATCACCGCCAACCAGCGTTGTCCCACTTCCACGATCGTTTTGCCATTCACCGCCCACCACACCGCACGCGCGATCGCCGTCTCAAGCTCGCCCTGGTCCTCTGCGGAAAAAATCATATCGCCTGTGCGGCCCGCACCGTCATCCGCGATTTCGAATTGCCCACGCTCCAGCTCTTCCTCACCCAACTTCCTCACCGGCCCAAATTGTTCACTCACCGGCTTGTCCAAATCCATCTCCTTCATCTGCCGCCGCACATCCTCGGGCAAAGTCGCCAGCCAGGCTTCATAAGCCACCTCATACCGCTTGTGACGTTCCAGCCGATAACCGGAATCGGTCAGTGATTTCTGCAAATACGGCACGGGCTCAGCGAGAGAAAGATCGATTGCCATGGCGGCGGCGACCTTCAACACGACGCCGTTACGTAGCAACACCCAAGAGGTTTCAAATGGTTTCATTTTCGCCCATTCGCTCGCGCCTCTGCCGCCTCGCGCAGAAGCCGTTCCTGGCGCCACCGCGGCCATTTCCACACCTTCGCAATCGGCCTGCCCATTTTCCTCGCCGCGTCCCGCAATTCCATCCACCAGGCCAGCGTCACATCGCCGATCCGGCCGTCGACAAACGGCATCCCTTCGCATTTGCGACGCCACAGCGTCACCCGCGACCAGCCGAGAATCGAGCACACCTGCTTCGCGTAAAGCAGTTTTTCGTTGAAGCGGAGCTTGGGGAGCACTCGCCATCACCATACTCATTTTAGAAAATCCTGTGAACCTCACCGATGGTCGGGGATTTTTTTGGGGTGTGCATCCATCTTGGAGGCGCCCCCGTCGCGCGCTTCAGAAAAGCGTCGGAATCCCCATGAATAGGAAAAAAATCGTAAATCTCAAACACCGAGGCCGCGCATTGCTTCACCCAGTTCGAGACAGCCTCTTCCGCTTCCTCGGCCGTCATACTCGTGAATTGACCTCGCATCCAGGACATCTCGTCCTCGTGATCGTGGATCCGCTCGTCGCGATAATAACGGAACCGATAATCGAGAATCCAATCGACCGGCGCGCCGCCGCCGTCATCCTTCTCGCGCCAGACCATCGAGTTGAAATTGCCACCTTTTCCAAATGGACCCAGCTCCGGAAATTGCTCGGTTTTAACGGGGATATCGAAATACCACATCCCGATGTAATAGTTCCCCGGCGTGATATCGAAGGCCATGTTACATCGCCTCCAGGCAAACGCTGCAAAGCGTGAAATTGGGATTCACCCATGAACAACCACCAGGGCACGCCTCCTCCTGCGTGCATCCACAGACCATGCATTCGCCAGGCTGACATATCGCCGCGGCCGTGATCTTCAGCGCGACGCGCGCTTCAGGCGGCAGCTTGTTGAGATCGTCCGCCTCCAGTGTCCGTGCGAGACTACCTTTCGGAATCAATCGAATGAGCGCGTTGATCTCGTCCTCCGTCACGCGCACCGCCACCAGTTTGCTATCTTCAGTGCTCATTTGCTGATCACGACCACCTTGCATCGCTCGTCCGTCGCCGTGAACTTCCGCGTTGCGCCAGTTTCGATGTTACGCACGAAAACCCTCGGATCTGACCAGCTCCTATGAGCAATCACCTCCGCCCTGATTCGCGCGTGTCCGATCGTAACATCGATCACTGTGCCCACCGGGTAGGAAGTTTTTACCGCAGTGGTCAGTGCGGCCAGAGCGTTTTGATAGCGTAGTTTTGCGCGCGCAATTCGTGAGTTCATTTGGAAAAGAATTGAGAAGACGCATGCAGACCCTCGCGATCCGACCAGACCAATTCCCGCGCCTGCAGCCGCTGAATGTAAGTATTCCGCGAACTCCTCTGATACTCCAGCTGAGCCCCCATTGCCTCGCGATCGGCCGCTTCAGGATGCACGTCCAGGACGTATTGCAGGATCGCCCGCTCGCCACCACTCAATCTCGCCAGCCAGTAGCGCCGCAGCTCCTCACCCGTCGGCAACGGCTCGTAATCATCCCCGAGTTCCTCCACGCCGGCAGGCGTGGCCACAATGCGATCGCCGGCGCGCTCCGCCCGGCCCGTCGATATGAGCCGCTGCAGGTACGTGTTCCGCGAACTCCGCTTGTAACCCGTCAGGACAGTTAATTGCTCTGCAGTCACACCGTGCTCATGCTGGGCAATCGCAATCAATACCCGCCGTTCCCCGCCGCCCAGGCTCGCTCCGCGACCGGGGCCATGCGTTCGGTCCGGCTGCGCCGAAGTTGGCTTCTTATCCGGAGCGAAGCACATGAGAGCCTTTTTGTGGGCAGCATCGCGTGGCTTGGGGTGCCAGCTATTGCACCATTGGCACCACGGATCGCCGTCGCCGCTTTTATGCAAATCTTTTTGCATATTCGCATGGGACTGTTGCGAATTAGCAAAGCTTCGTTGCGAATTCGCAACACCCACCTTCCCGATCGCCGCCGTGAGATCGCGGCACATACTTCCCAACAGGTCCGCCAATTTCTCCGCGCGCTGCAGCTGTCCATCCTTCAGCACCGGTTTCTCCACCGGTTTGATCTCCACCCGCGTTTTCTCCACCGCCTTGATCTGCAGCTTTTTGGCGATCTCCGTCTCCAGCTTGGCATTCTCTCGCTGCAACTCCCCCACCCGCTTCCGCAATTGCGCCGGATCCTCATCCTTCGCCCGCTCGATCTGCGACGCCATTTGCTTCTCGATCGCCGCGAGATCCGTTTTCGCCAGCACCTTCGGCTCCACGCGCCGTGTGCCCACGCCAGGCGTCGCGCTCGAATCATAGGTGCCCGGCAATGGCAGCTGCACCGGCCGCGCGTTCGCCGGCAAGTGATCGCGTAACTTCGGATGCGATGAAAGAAAGATCGCCTCCCCATCCGCCAGGCCTGGCGCCAGGCGCATCACTTCCGCCGTGCTCTCCTTATCGGCGATCCGCGCCACTCGATCCTCCAGCTCGTGCAGGTCCCGCGCACCAGGCGTCCGAAACACCACGGTGAGATCGCAGATATCCGCCACGTTCTTATTCAATACCGCGGTCCGCTGCGTGATCCACATCGAGCCAATGCCGCGCTTGCGGCCGCGCCGGCAGATATCTTCCGCCGCGCCGAGGGAAATGTTCGCCTCCACACTCATCGCCTTTTGCGGCGCATACCGATCCGCTTCATCCGCGATCAGCAGCAACGGCTCGCGATTCACATCATACAAGCGCTCCATGAACTTGGTGAGAAACACCAGCTGCTTCCCCTTGCTCAGCTCGTCCAGGTCCACGATGCAGGATTGCTCAATCGCGCACACTGTATCCGCCACCACCGCGCCGGCATCAGGAAACAAAGCCACATCCTTTTTTGGTCCACCAAAGACGACCGCGGGAATGCCGGCCGTCTTCCCGTCGGCCGAACTCTTCAAACCCCACCAATCGTTTTTCAAATCGATCGCACAAAACCGGTGACCCGCGCGGTGCACCGCTTCCGCCAGCAACCGGCCGAAAGCCGTCTTCCCCGATCCGCTCGTCCCGTAGATGGCGATGCGCGTCGTCACGATATCGAGCGGCAGAGAGAGTTCGTCGCAGAGTTTCAGATTCATTTGGTTTTGGGTTTCATCCACGGCTTCACCGTCCTGCGTTCGCCGGACCAATCGAGATAAATGATGTTTAGGACACCTCCAGGATTGCCCGCTTTCTTGACCTTTCCTTCCTTCTTCATCCTCTGCACTTCCTGCACCGCTCCCCGGACCAAGCGGGCATTGGAGAGGATTCTCGCGCGCCAGTCCTCCTCCTGTTTGAAGGTGATGTCGCCCGGGAGACAAACCTCGACCACGTCGTTCCACAAATCCTCGTGGAGAGACCCCCAGGGTATTTCGATCCGTTCCGCTTTGGGAGCCCCCGCGACAGCGGTTTCCGAAGCGCCCCTGCGGTCACCGTCAGCAGCTGCAGCGACGCTGGTCTCTTGTGTACTCGGTACCCTAGACGTCTGATTCTGACTCAAGTCAGTACTCAAGTCATGACATGACACACGCGCGCCCGCGCCCGCGTGTGTAACTTGGGAAATTCCCAAGTTTTCGGGAGACGCATTAACCGCCGATACTTGGGAAATTCCCAAGTTTTTCGGCAAACTGGCGACCGCTGGCTCACCGTACTTGGGAAATTCCCAAGTTTTCGGGAGACGCGCATCCGCCTGTTCCCGGCTCGTTTCGGCCATCGCATCGCGGAACCCGCCGTCGCCCATCGGCGGATGCGTGGGCTTGTCGGCGATCGCCAGCTTGCGTTGCTCCGGATCGCCGTCCTCGAGCAGCATCGCCCAGGCCGCCCGGCATTCCTCGATCTGCTCCGGCGTCGACGCCCGCCGGCTCTTTCCCTCCGTCGACCGTTTGCGTTTTCGCTCCCCCTCCACATCCACCAGCACTTTCGTCGTGCTCCGCTCGATCCAGATCGCCGAGTCCGGCAGCAACTCGAACCAATAGGAGCCGGCGAACTTCTCGATCCGCAACACCTGCATGCGCCGCGCTTCCGCGATCGCCCGGCTGCAATCATCCTCGCTCATCCGCGCCGCCACCGCCAGCGTCCGCTGGTCGCGGATCGGCGCCGCGTCCCGCTCCGTGTCCCAACTCAGCGCCCGGATGACTCCCAACACCCGGCGCACCTGGTCAGGCACCCGGTGGATGATCATCTCGCGGTCCAGCGCCTGCGCGCGTCGCACGTAAATCTCTTTACTCAAGGCTTGAGGCCTCCCGTGCGGCGGCCAAGATTTCCCGAGGCCGTTTTAAAATTGCAGGGAGGAGCCATGCCGAGGCCCCCCCCCCGGCCGCGGCGGCGAGAGCGGGTATTTGAGCTCCCGACCGCCGCGGCCATCGCTTCGCTGTGCGCCGAGGCCAGAACGCACGTGTATACTCGTGCGCTACGGATCTCCCGTTGCCCCCCGGCGCCAGCCGGCATGAAAAGTCTTGGTGTCAGCTTTATCATAAAGTCCTTTTCCGCTCCGGCCAGACCTCGGCCAGGAAGCGGTCGAAAGGCAGGCGATAGCCTGCATCGCGAAAGTTCATCCAATCCTCAAAAGCCCGCGATCGCCGGCGCCGCTTGACCCGCGGTTTCGGCTGCGCCGCTCTCCATTCCGAGAGAGCCGCTCGCCCGGCCACCGTCATCGTCAGGTAATGATCGCCGGCTGCCAGCGATTGGGCACCATGGTCAAACAGCAGGCCACGCCGCCCCATCTCGATGACCTGTTTCTCGCCACTCACATATCTGCCCGTATTGGCGGTGTGCACCAGGACCAAGGCCTCAAAGTCGGTGATCATGACGGCGTTTCCTCCCCGTAAAAATTCCGCGCCTTCGCCATCTCCTCCTCGGTCGGCCGGCGCCAGCGCTTCGCCGGATGGCATCGCTGAAACGTATATGGCCACCGCTGAATCGACTCCGGCCATTGGGCCACGATCGGCATCGGAAGATGAGGCACACCAGGGGCGTATTTTTTCAGCAACCGCGCCTTCAGCGGAAACCAGCAACCCATCTCCTCGAGGTACGCCATCCAGATTCCCTCTTCCGTCGGCCAGTCGATTTCTTCCGCCTCGCTCATCGCAGATCCTCCCGCTTCGGTTTTCGCGTCGTGATCGAGTAAATGACCAGGTCACGAAAAGGACTGCGCTGAAAGGCCAGGATCGCTTCCTCGATCGACACCGCGGAGATCTCCATCTCCGTCTCGCCCACGTACGGCTCGCCCGGCTTCGGCGCCGAGGGATTGATCGCTTTCACGACCCAATGGAGCCGCCTCATCGTCCACCCTCCCGCTTGCTCTGTTCTTCGTGCCGAGCCTCGAGCAATCGCTGAATCTCGCGCCCGTTGTAGATCTGCGACGCCAGGCGATCGTAAGGTTTCAATCCCAGCCGCCGGGCGATCGCCGTCGGCACCCACAACGCCGTCCCATCTGGACGCACCGTATAAATCAAGACTTCCTGCGCGTTCATCGCAGAACCACCTTTCTCCCTTTCCGTGCATCCGAGCCGGACTTCCGCAGCTTGATCGTGAAAATGTAATCGCCCATCTGGTCCGGATTGGCCAGAGGCGCCCCCGCCTGGCGCCACATCCGGATCACGTTCGAGCTCACCCCATATTCCCGGGCGTAATGCGTGTCGGGCTTTTTTCCACGTTTCCCCGGGTGCGTCCCGTGCCCGGTGTGCGGCTGTAGCCGATGCTTCCCCTTTGCCGGATTACTTCGCACCGCCGCCCAAAACAAATCCCGCAGCTCCAGTCCGCCCACGTCGCCAAAGCCATCCAGGTGAAAGACCAGGCGATCGCCGTGCGCCAGCCGCGCCTCCACAGCCCGCGCCGCGCCGCGATAAGTCAGCCGCATGCTCAGCCGGCGCGCAACTTCCGGGGCCACGGACTCGCTCACGCCGCAAACCTCCGCGGTTGAAAATAACTGAAAGGCGTATTATAAACGCGACGAACGAAATGAGTCATCTTGAGGAGGGTGATCTTGTTTTCTCGAGCGGCGCCGGCGAACGGCGCCGCTCGTCTTTTTCCCGCGGCCTCTCGGACCGCGTGGTTCATGGAAATTCCGGTGTAGCTAGCCACTGGCTAACGATTGACTTATCCAGGCCCACCTCCTTCGGGCTCTTTCGGACGGTTAAAGGACGCTCGAGCAGCGCGGATCAAGTCTTCCGCAGTTTCCCTGGATACCTCGGCGGAGATATGCAACCGCTGGCTTTCCTTCGCCGAACCCATGATCGCCGTGAAAGCCACATCAATCGCGTGGCGGATAATCCCCATGCCGGCCGCCTCGTGACGGTTACTCGGCTCCCCATCATTCTCCACCAGGATCTCCACATTGCCGTCCCCGTTCGTGCGGATCGTCGTGACGATTTTCATGCCGCCGCCCTCCCCAGGATGATCGCCAGGTCCAGCGGCCGGCGCTCCGGCTTCTCCACGATGCAGGTCGGGCGCCAGGCCTGACCAGGCCAGCGCCGGCGCGCCAACTCGCGCAGGTCCTCGGCCGCGTCCTCAAAAGTCTCGCACTCCAATTCCTTGTGCAGATGGTCCGAGCCGTCTTCGCTGATCGCCGTCACAAAGTAAGTCATCTTTCGGTCCTTTGTTCGACTCGATGAAGTTCCCGGCCGCAGACTCGCTCGCAGCGTTTGGTGAGCTGATATCTTACGTTGCACCGCCGGGGCCGTGACTTTTGGCGGATCTCGACAGAGCCATGCACCGCGCAAAACCCCGTCCAGACAGTAGTCACTTTGTCCTTCACGGCCGCCACCCTCCCTTAATCCGCTTTTTACCCCCACGCACGTTCCCCGAGTTATAGACAAACTTCGCCCCGGTCATTAGTGCTCGCACCAGAAAGCTCTCCATGTCGCCGCTCTGCGCCTGGCGCAACCAGGTCAATTGCGCCACCTGTTCCGCCGATAGCTTCACGTGCACCTCGGTGAACCCACCGACCCTTTCCCGTTCGCGCTGGCGTTGCTTCGCCTGGCGGTTTTGCTCCGTTCGCGCCGTCCGGTCGGGGACCACACGCAGCGGCAATGCTGACATGTCAGCAATCTTCAGGGCCTTGTTCATAGGGTTTCTTTCTTCATCTGCTCGGTGGCGGCCGTAGCCGCGATATTCGAAGCCGCGTCTTCCGTCGCCCGCGGCACCAGCGTTTCGGCGAGCTGCGGATCCAGCGGCCGCACCACGTCGCGCAGAATTCCAAACACCGCCAAAGCCGTGCCCGGGTGCAATACCCCCGACAGCACATCGAGCGCCGCATGCTTATCCGCACGCTCAATAATCGCCCGAATCAAAGCTTGTTCGGAAACATCGAAACTCATGCCGCTCCTTTCTCGCGCCGTTGCCATTTCGGAGCGTGCCGTTCCGCGACCGCCAAAAGCCGGCGCAACTCAGGGAGCTTTTTTTCCAGGCGGTCCAGGCAGTTTCGCGCCCCTTCGGTATCGCTAAGATCGACGCCGGCGCCCATGCGCAGAGATTCAAAGGATTGCGCCGCAAATTCACCCGCCATTCCGATTTCGCGAAACGCCGCGTAGGCGACCGAACAAAACCGAGGATACCAGGCCATCGATCTCGGCTTCCGGAGCGACCGTTTGACCTTTCTCATGCGACCTCGCTTTCCACTTTCCCGATCCGCGTCCCGTTGGTCGATTTCACCAGCGGCACCACCACGCTCCTGGCCGTGTTCCGAGCCTCGATATCCGCCAGCAAAATATACGGCGCTTTCTGCCCCAAATCCTTGCGAATGGCGATGCTCAGAGCCCGGCACTTGTCCTTCAACTGCCGCACATTCGAACAACCCAACCGCGGCATCGCCTCCTCCAGCGTCACCCGTTTGATCCGCGCATCGATGTGCGCCGCGGCGATCGCCGCGATAAGCTCCGGCGTCAGCACGGCCGCCACGCGAGCGGCCACCAACTCGGCGAGCTCGTCATCGGAGATCGCGATCATGAGTGTCCCTCCGCAGGTTCGACATCCTCCTCCACGGTAAACGCCGGCGCCGAAGCTTCCCGCAGGATTGGGACCGAAGATCCTTGGTTGTTCACCGCATCGATGAGGAACTGCAGCACCACGCGATCGCGCTCCGTTTCCACCTCGACCTCCGTTACCATCCATCCTTCGGCATCGATGATCGTCCACGCCGACAACGATGAAGGATCTTCGTGCTTGATCAGAGCCCACGGCCGCGGAGCCGCCGCCAATTCCATCAGGATTGCGATATCCGGTTGCGCGTTGAAATCAGGACATGGATCGCTCATAGGACCGTCGCCCCTTCCAGCCAATCATTGAGCGCATCGACGGCACCCGAAATCGTTTTGCGCTGCGCCTCGTAAAGCTTCGCCCCGCCCTCGGCTCGCACCGTCACCGACCAACCGGAAGCCTTCCGTTTGATCACGGTTTTATGGGTTTCGCGGATCCGGCCTTCCGCCGTCTCCTGCGCCGGCAAGATCGCGTCCGGAGACCCGGACGGCACGACATGACGAGGACGCCGGCGAGTCACGGCTCGACCCCTTTCCTTTTCACCGCCGGCGTCTGCCGCAGCCAATTCGGATTATGAACCCCCTTTTTCACCAACGCCCGTGTGAGCGCGGCATTCAACTCCTGCCGATTCCCGATCTCGTCCGTCACCGGCGGCTTCCGCCCCGCGCGTGATGGCAAGTAACTCAAGCGCCTCATTGGATGATCCCTCCGATGACTTCCACACGTTCGAGCCGCTCCGCGCCCTGCTGCGCCCCTCCGCCGGCCAACCGGTAAAAGGACCCTTCGTCCTCGGGGACCAGGATACATCCCGGGCGCCAGGCGGAAGGATCCACCGCTTTCAGGCCGGCAGTCCAGCCGCAGACGGCGCCGTGCCAAATCACCACGAAGCCGAGCTTGCCGACGAACCCACGATCCTCGCGCCAGCGATTCGCCGTCGCGAGAAGATCCGCCACCGCGTAACCAGTGATCGTGATATTCATTTCGCGATCGCCCCCCCGATTACGGATTTGGTGACGCACCACTTATCCAGCCGGCACATCTCCCCGTTGGGCAACTTCACGGCGAAGATCAGATCCTCATGCCGATAGGCATTGTGCGCGACGCGGAAGCAGTAGACATCGCCGTAACTCGGAGCGATCACCGCCGTCACCTTCGACCAGCCGTCGAACTGCCGGAAATACTTCGACGATTTCTTGAGCATCGCAAAGAGCTCCACGGCCCCGCGAAGCGGAGTTTGGGAAACCTCGACCAATTCTTCGATCTCGCCCATCGGCTCGATATCGCGTTCGTCGCACGATTGCTCCGGATCGGCCGCCACCATCTCCACGCGCATCCCGCTGCGGTTTTGCGCCGGCACGCGTTCCCATGCATCTTTCGCCGCGTGGAGATTCGGAAAACGAAGGCCATCGGCCAACGTCAGGGAGAAAACCGACCCGTCCTCCTTGGCGAGATAGGCCCTCATATCCACCTCGCGGATGAAAATGGAAATGCTCACAGCGTCACCCCCTTGCTCGGAGCGCGCTTCACCAGGTCGAGGCACTTTGCGCGCATGGAACTTTCCAGGTGCTCGAGCGTCTCTTTGGAAACGCGCGTGAATTTATGCGCCCGCTCCCGCTTGGCGCTCTCCAGGAGGAATTTGCGGACGTGCGTCGGCGATAACAGCCGCGGCATCCGGTAAGTCCCGAGCGCTTCATTGCTGTTTTTGGGGTGGCTATCTTGCTGATTGGTGCTATGGAGCATCTGTAGTTTCTGAGTTTTGCCCGCGTCCGGTTCACAGCCGGCGCGGGCAGTTTTTTTGACTGCGAAAAGTGAACTGGGCGAAACGCACCAAACAACGCACGGCCATCCGAGCCAGGAAGACCTGCGCCGCCGCCGCGACGACCAGAACGGAGAAAGCGAAGAGGTCTTTCATAACACCCTAGGCCGCAGTTCTAAGGACGCGCGGTGCCGCTCCGGCCGTGCGCGCCTTGATCCGGCCGGCCGCCAGGACTTCCTTGAGCGCCGGCAGCCAGGCCCGCGGATTCTTTTCTCCCAGGCTCGTATCCTTGGGCAGCGTGTGATCCTTCCAAAGCTCGTTCACCGTCCGCTCGCTCACCCCCAGGAAAGCCGCGATCTCCGCCTTGTTCAGGCACCCAAAATATTCCTCCAGGAAAGCCCGCGCCTCGGCGCGAATCCCATCCGCCAGGGCATCTCGCACCCCCTCGCGAATCGCCGCGGCAATCACTTCCGCCGGAATTTCGAGGCGCAAAGGCCCAGACGCTTTTTCTTGAGCGCTCATTTGAGGAGGAGGCGAGGGCCGCGGATTTAGGCCGCCGCCGGTTCTTCCACGGACACGGCTTGTTCGAGGGCCCGAAGCAGGCGGGGTAATCCGATCTCCATGCTCTTGCGCATGAGGTCCTGCTGGCTCAGACCGCTTTTAACAACGCCCTCGCGGAACTGCTTTTCGAGCTTCTTCGGAATCCGAACGGGAATCGAAGTGCTCAGATCTTTGGACAGTTTTTCTTTAGGCATGAGAGACGAATACGTTTCGTAGTCATCTCATGCAAGAAAAAAGTTGAATAAGATTCTTACTCAGCTATACAAACGCCCATGGCAAAGCCCACCGGAAAGCCGTCACGTTCAATTCCGCTCCGCCTCAACGCTCAACAAAAAGAGCGCGTCCAACACGCCGCCGCCTTGCTGGGTTTAAGCAAGCAGGACATCATGCGTTTGGCGATGGGAATCGGCATCGAGGCATTGCGCCGCGTGGACTGGAATATCGAGCGCGTCGTAGCCGACGCCGCGTTCCCGGACGAAAAGACGGCCAGGATCGTTCCTATGCCGCCCCCGCAAAAGCGTGCGGCCCAAGATCCGGGGCCGACCTATGGACCTCCGGGAGATGAATAAGGTTGAATCAATTCTCTCGACATCGACGAAAGCGGCGCTTCAATCGCGGCATGAGCGAGATTTCGCCCGTCATTCTGGACGAGATTTTAGAAGAGGTTCAACGGAACGGATCGGCCGACGTGGATATGAATCTCCTTGTGAACGCCTGGTTTGCCGGGGAAACCGAGAGGCGCCTGGACGAATGGACCGCAAAGCACAACCTCCATTGGCAGCGCGACAGCGCGCGCACGGGCCGTCTCAACGGTCCCTTGGTGAGGTTCAGTCCGGGGCAACATCAACATCCCTCCACGTAAGCCCGAGTCGAAGCACAATGAAATCTCGGACCTTTTTCCGATCGCCGGATTTAACCGCGGTTCGCCACTCGTCAAGCAAGCCCATTTCGGAAACGCGCCGGTCGAAGTCGTTGGAAAAGCTGGGTGGTAGTGGGGATTCCATTTTTAAAACCAAAAACGACGAAGCACGAAGCCAATGAAAACATTGATTATCTCGATCCTGGCCGTCTGCGCCTCGACAATCCTTGCGGACGACGGCTTTTCGTTCAAGACGGTCGACGGGACGGAATACAAATCCGTGACAGTAACAAGAGTTACCCCAGCATCGATCCAAATTACATATGCCGACGGGGTCGCGTCTATTCCGATTGCAACACTGCCGGCAGACCTACAAAAACGGCTCAATTACGATCCGGAGCGGGCGGCAAAATTCGAAAAAATGCAGGCCGACCTTCAACAGGCGCAGGCTTCCGCCCAGGCATCACAAGCCCAGGCCGCTGCGCTTCAGCAAAAGATCGCGCAGCACAACTCGATCATAGCCAATTTAAAGACGGTGCTTGAGGTGGAGAGCGACCAAAGCAGCTTCGTCGGAAAGCCGGTCTTTTTTCAAGGCGATTTGGAGATCTCATCCTATTACAATTACGGCTACGAACACGCGCAAGATTCGCACTTTGCATTCGACCTTACCGACTCCAGCGGCCGAACCGCGCGCCTTTATATGAAGAAGGGTCCTGAGGCCGATACGGTCAGGAGCAAGCTTCTGAGATTCGGCGGGTCCGCCCGCGCGCTATGCATGATCACCATCATCGAACCGAGGTATGAAAAAGATTCTGGCGAGTTATTAGCCGAACTATTTACGGTTCAATCTCCAATCGACGCTCCGCCGCCGAATCCGGCTAAATAAGATGGCTCGGACCATCGTCGTTGAACGTATTACCTATCGGGTCTGCTCGATAGACGGCGGCCGCCTTTTAAAGACTTGGGCCCGCGTGGGGAACAAGCTCAAGCTGATCCGGGCGGCCAACGAACAAAGGCTCCGCCAGAAGCTCCAAAAAATCTCCGTCGATATTCACAACGGGCGCACGGAAGCGGCCGAACTTTCCGGAGCCGATCTCCGTAGCCATCTCGCCGCGATTGACGCTTTGAAAGGGCTTGGCGACCGTATATCGGTCGACGTGGCTGCGCGGGAATACGTCGCCGCGCGGAAAGAGCTCGGCGCCGTGTCGTTGATGGAGGCCGCGCGATTCTACCGCCTCCACAATGCTTGCGCCGCGCCGGCCGCGACGTTGTCGGCCGTCATCGCGGAATTTGAAAATGCCATACGGCCGCGCTCCGAGGCCTACCGCACCGTTTTCCACAAGGATCTAAAAAGGCTGGCTCTCGCCCATGGGTCCAAACCCGTGGCGGAAGTAACCACTGCCGACTTGGAGGCCTTTCTTTTTTCCGCAGGTCAAAAGATCCGGGGTGAGTTCCGGCCGTCCTCGGATTTTCGACGCAAACAAATCCGCGGCGAGCTGCTCACGTTTTTCAATTTCGCCCGGCGGCGCCGTTTCCTGCCGACGAAGCTCGATACCGCCGCGCATGCACTCGAGGCCATCCTGCCCGTTACGGAAACTAAGGAAGTTTGGGATCCTGAGCATTTGCGGCGTGCTCTGGAATCCGTCTGGGCGCACGAACGCGATTGGTTGCCATGGCTGGCCATCTCGGCATTCGCCAACGTGCGCGGCGTGGCGGCGCAACGCCTCACTTGGGAGGACGTCCATTGGCTCGATGGCCTCATCGAGTTGCCCGCAAGAAAATCCAAGGTCAAGCAGCGGGTGACGATCCCGATCTCCCCGTCCCTCGCGGATTGGCTGGCCCAATATCGAGGCAGGTCCGGCCCGATCTGTCCGCAAAAAGGTTTCGTCGCTTTCACCGCGCGACTGCGTTCCAAATACGGTTTGCCGTACTACAAAAACGTCCTCCGTCGGAGCTACATCACATACCTCCTGGCCGATACCGATGACGAAGTGCATGTGGCTCACATCGCCAATACCAGCGTCGCCAAACTCCGGGCAAACTACCGGAAGATCCGAACGTTCAGCGATCGGCTTGTCACGAAGGATCTCGCAAGGGCCTGGTTCGAAACCGCGCGTATCAGTGCGGCAAACATCGTCCAGTTGGAACTCCCGGCTTAG